ATAAGGTCTTCCACCTCATCAACATTATATGTATCCACCTGTTCGTGAGTGTCCACTCCCCTGATGTGGAGTGCTGGCTCATCAGGGTGGTGTGGATTAATTGTAATAAACAAATCCATGTTTTGCTTTAGTTCTCGCTTGCTCATATAATGTTTCCTGTAGTGCTAATGTAACTCGGTTTAATTAGGTGTAGGTAGCAGGATTCGAACTTGCATATCCACGAAGTGGAATGTTTCCATTTACATCATACCTACAATGCGGGAGGAGAGAATCGAACTCTCGTGACGGGTTTGGAAAACCCGCGTAATAGCCGCTATACGACACCCGCGTATTGCATCTACTTTAATGTGATACAGAATTCTCTTTGCCATGCACACAGTATAGCGTGTGTGGCAAGAGTGTCAAGGGAGCAACCCCATCTCAATTATTTAATTACGAGAGCAGCGCACCCGTGATGCCAGCACCACAGGAAATACCCCATGCACGAATCTGAAAAATCTTAGACTCATTGCCCATCAGGCTAACACGATTTGAAAGTGTTGTGCCGTTAGCCTTGTAAGTGTAAATGTCTACAGTATTTCCACTACCCGTAGTATTGGTGAGTAGAACTCCCTTGTTCTTGCCGCCAAATTGCCCACCTGTGCCACCAAATGGTATTGCTTCGTTGAATAGGTAACTCATGCGCGATCTCCTTGTATTGTATGTATAAATGGAAAAGGGAGCCTTGCGACTCCCCTTTCAGCCCTTTCAGATGCGGGAGGGCTAGTCCCCACGGCTTTAAGCCGCCATTGCTAGTTTGTTAGCAATCATGGTTTGCAACGGTTTATTTACGACACTTGTTACCCGTGTCGGGTATCTCCTTCATCCTTACTTTTCGCCAATCTATTCCTTTCGACCCCGTGACCCGAAGCCTAGGACTTCGGGAAATGCCCCACTGTTGCGAGGACTTGTCTCGCCGTCTCTAGAGTTTTACAGGTGCTCTAGATTAGGCTAATGGAGTCGGGGGGATTCGAACCCCCGTCTTGTACGGATTTCATTCCGAGATCAACAATACCAAAAGTATTTATGCAACAGTGAGTTCAACACGAACCCAATCGCTTGTCCGCAATTCGCCGAGTTCTACACGGAGTGCCGACATAGCCACGCCCACCACAACCCGCTCACGGTCTACTCCTGCAACACCGTATTCCCACATGGAAGACCGCAAACTAATAAATGGTCCGCCTTCAAAGTCTACAAAGTCAATTACCCCTGGTTCGTTTTCAACCCACGCAGAACGAATAAACGCACTTGCGCCTTCAACAGTAAAAGTGTTCTCACCTGTTTTTGTGGTGATGCGCTCTTGACCGTATCGGTTGCGCCACGACCACTGAGTTTTTGAATTTTTTGCGGTCATATTGGTAAAGCCATTTCGTTTTCATTGTAAGCGGTGCGCCACACAGCAAGAGGAACAAACAGCGGTCCTCCTTGAGCATCATCCCACATCCACCACCCGCCACTTGTTTCCGCGCAGTACAGAAGAATTTGTCCTTCTTCAGTACTCTGTCGAAGAGCCATGTGCCACAGGTAGTGTTCTAACCCCACAATCCATCCTGCTCCGTAGTACTCTTCACTTAAATTATGCATTACCCGCAGAAGAATCTTTCGGTGGATTTCTCTTCCCCCCATTCTTCCGCTTACTACTGTTCCGCTTGGGGGCAGATCCTTTGGAGCCAAAGGCGGCTTCCCACCCACTCTCCCAAGCCACGCGATCAACCTTGCGATAGGAGTCGCCTTTTCCTGCTGCGTGTTTTCTAGACATTCATTACTCGCTTGTATGAAATTTTTTGCAGACATTTAATTTTCTCCAAGCGGATCGGAATAGAGAGAGGGTGTGAGGGGAGTATTCCAATGCCCCTCCGCGATCACGCCTGAACCGTTCAAGTGGCGGCAACCCTCCGCGTAATTCAGCAACGGCTTTCGCCAAGTCCCGAAGGGCTTCCAATTCGGCTTCGTCTTTCCCGTGCATGGCGTACCCCCATGTGAGTAGTCGTCTCCAAATCCATAAATGATTCCGTGCATGGCGTACCGTTAAAATGTATGAGTGGAAACGGTAGTAGGCACAGTGGGTGCAGGTGTAGTTTCGCCAACGCGAGAAATACCTTCCTGCACAATACGATTAATCTGTTGATTGAATGTGGTGTTGGTGTCGTGCGCCAACTTTGCAATCTTTAGAAACACCGTGTCGCTAATATTCAGCGTAAGGGTGATCTGCATGGGCTTCTTGGGTGTACTCATAATGTAGTGCTCCGTTAGATTTTCATTCCTGTTAATGCGAGAACAGCAATTTCTCGCGCACACGGTGAAACCCACAATTCACGGGGATCAACACCCCAATCACGAACTGCTCGTCCCACCAACTTATTTAGATCGGAATCCCGATCCACGATCTCGGAAGTTTCGAATTCAGGCTTTACACTTGCGCCGTGATGAATTCCAAAAATCCACAATCCCATTCCTTCGTAGTCAATAAAAGCAATTTGATCGGTTTCGGTATCAGACTCGTAATTTAAGAATTCGTTTTCGTTCATAGCGTATCCAAGGTGAGTAGGCAATCAGACGGGGGTGAAGTAGTAAAATAGGCGGTTCAGGTGTCGATCCTGATTGAATCCGATATAAGCGGATCTGCGGAGCCGTCCGCCCACCGCCCAAAAAATTTAACGATGAATTGATGCAAGCAGGAACGAAGCAGCAACAAGTCCTGTGATGCACAGTGCAGGAACCAAAGGTGCAGAGACAAGGGCAACAATCAGTGCAACCGACAGCATTACTGAAATTGCAATTGCCTCTAGTTCAGTATTCACATAGAGAACAGTAGGAGCGGTCTTAGGGGACTTCTTGGTAGACTTCTTTGGAGCAGACTTAATTGACTTCTTCATGGGTATCCTCGGTAATTGCAACTCGACTTTTCTTGTTGGTAACATGACCACTAGGGGTCTTCAGGAAGTAGTTGCTCTTCCCTCGATCCGTATCGTGACCAAGACGGTAGTTAATAGAGGGAACTTCGCGGCTCCGAAGTTCCTCAAGGAGATGAGGGGATTGAAGTGCAGTAATCACGGTTTGAGAAACCACGAGTGCTTCTGCTTCACTCAAAGGCATGGCGATGTCGATGTGTAGCCTGTACGCTGTCATGCTCTGACTCCTTACTCCCTAATTATAGCAAGGCGCAAAGAGAACGCAACCCCTATGGGAGCATTTCGTATATTTGATTTGATCGGGGGACAGCGTGACCTCTTCGGGGTCTTCTTCGTCTATTTAATTCTGTTGGGTGTCCCTCTGGTACTGAGAGTGTATTCTGATATATGTTTCTTATATCTTAATACTATCATTCATTGAACCAGCACACAGATACTTATACGAGTGGAAAAAACCACTCAATATAAAAATCTATACTTCACGAAAATAGATTATTTCGATAGTTTGTGTTTGTCTATCGCGGTAATGGATTTACGGAGGGCATCCATTACAAGGGCAAGTTCGCGCCATCCAACCTTGTCAAGCAAGTACTCTTCGTAGGAATGAATTGCTAGAGCAGCAGAGTTAAGCAGTTCTTCGCGGAGTTCATTCTCGGTTTTCTTCATGGCTACTTCCTTTTCAAAACAAGTTCAAGGAGTCGTCTCCACCATATAGTATTTGTTTTTGGTTGTACTGTTTCTACTTTATTTGGTACTGCCTTTAACTTTTCCGTTGCCGCCTCTTCCATTATTTCATACCGAAGAATGCTTTGAATCTGTTGAGGAATTACCATTGGTGTGGTGTTTGCAAATTTATCCTTTGCGTAATCCAACAGGTCATACACTCGCGAAGCCTCTGTGAGTTTCTCCCACTCACCTCCTCCATCCACGGATTGATATATTCCGTAGACTCCTTGGTCGCCGTCAATACGCACCAAATCAATGCCGATGATTCTTTCACTGTCAAGCATGATAAACTCCCAAAGTATCTATGAAAAAAGCCGCCTCATAGGGCGGCTTGTAGGGGGTTCAGTGATTTTGTAATTCTCGTTTTGCCTGTCTTCGCTCCTTGCGTGGACACCGATCCTTCTTGCCCCATGTCTTGGGGCGTAGGCGTTGTCCTTCGCACAGGGCATCGTAGACGAATTTTCCTGCTCTAATCTTCATGTGTTCTCCTTGAATTTTTAATCTCGGCAAGTTCCTTGCGGAGCCGAGTAATTTCATTTGCTGCTTCGACTAATTCGTAACTAGTCAAAGTATGCAGTGGTGGCTTGAGCATCAAGCGATCAACAATATCTTTTTTGTTATGCATAAGTTTTCTCCTTTTTATTAAGAAACCAACCGTCAGCGAGTAGAGCGTACCACATGGTACGCGCTTCAACCTTCGTGTGCATATCGTCTAATATGGTTCCGTGTCGGTCACGAGACTGAATCCTTATCATTCCACGATCATAAGTGGTGGTGCTCATGATGACTAACTCCTCATGATTTCGTGTAAACATCCACTGTCGTATAGTGAATACTTCATTCATTCGTGTTCTCCTTGCTTGTGTGTGACTGTGAGTACCCAACCGTCAGCAACAATACAGTTCCAACAGGTACGCGCTTCTTCCTTGGTGTAGATGTTGCTTACATAAGTCTCGTCTGAAGACTTAATATTAACACGACCATCGGCTGTAGTACACATGACGATGAGGTGATCATTCTTCTCGAATGACCACAACTGCATCCGAAACGGAACATCAGCAGCAGGAGCCGCTGTAGGCTGCACCACTGTGCGAGTAAGAGGAGCAGTACGCTTACTATCCAAGTCTTCAGCAGAAAAATTGATTTCTGAAATCTGTCCTGGATTTAAAACGGTTGTACCGCTAAAGCACCAAGCCCATTTATTCGCCAACATATTGGTGAAAATGCCAGGCGTGAGTGTGCGATTATCGAAATACCACTTCTTTAAATCGCCGCTCCACTTTGCACCAAGGTTCTTCACTCCGTCCTTGTGGGCAAACGGAACAACAAGCCACAAGCGAAACGGCAGTGCTGTATTGATGTCGCTGAACTGCAAAGCATTGGCATTAAACACAGGAGCCAAGCGTTCACCGTGAATCATTTGGTTCGTGTTCAACCAAGCAATGGTTTCAGTAGTAAACTTATTTTGCGGAAGCCACCACTTCATTTTGCCCTTTGCAGCAGGAACAAAACGCGCTCCGCGAGTTTTTGCTTCATCGCGAATAGCGGTGCTGCCCTTGGTGCGAAACGGAATATTGATCCACAGACCGTATGGGGGCGTGGAAGCGTTGAGCGTGTAGATATTGTAAGTGGATGCTTTCGGCATTTTGGTGCGAGACGGTGAGGAGACGGTAGCGGACGGAGCGGTAGCCATATAGTCAAATTATACTAAAAACAGGGGATTCCGTCAATGGTCACGGAGGGTAAAGTCCGATAACTTATTGACAGAATCCCCTGTATTTCAGCCTGTTTTTGGTACAGTCAAACCATGATTATTTTAATTGTAAATGGATTCCACTGCAAGAACCGAACTCGGTGAAAACGATCTCCAACCATTGTTGTCCAAATCAAATACTGCAATCGCATCGCTTGTGCGCGGCTTGCCTGTTCCCTTTGGGTGATGCTCCACGGGAATCTTTTCCATGTTCTTCGTGCAAGTCATCACGCGCTCTGTGCCGTCCTTCTTGGTGAAGGTGACGCGCAGAGTAATTCCCTCTGTCAATTTATTTTCAATAATGGTCTTCATAATACTCTCCTGTGGGTTCGTTTCGTTTACTGCGTCTTTACTCAACATCACTCGTCTCCTCGTCTGCTAAAACATAACCGTGCTCGGTAGAGCAATTACTACACATCGTTCGGAACCATGCGCCTCGCCGTGAGAACTTTCCTGGTGCACCACAGGCTTCACAGGTAATGGAGGACGCTGTTTCTGCACCCACAATCATTCTGTAAACCGTGTCATCGGCTCCGCTCACATAGAAGCGAAGGGTTCCAAACTTTTCTTTAATGCACTGAATGGTGAACGGGAACTCTCCATTTTCCACCACAGGACGAAATCCTGCTTCGTACTTTGCCTTCAGATGATTTTCGATTCCACCAAGAAGGCTTTCAATAATTGGATACCACCCATCACCACAAGACACACCATACAGGTCGTTGTCTTGTGATTCAAAACACAGAGGAAACTGTTGCTGCCATCGCTGTAAAATATCTGCCACGATTATGCCTCCAAAGCGTAAAGGGTATTAATAGTTTCACGGGCTACATGACTGCTTGCAAGAATACGGTGATCCGCAATATCAAGTGTTTCAAGTGGATCGGTGCTTGAATTTGCAGAGTGATAAAAAGTCATCAGCAATCCCAAGCATATTGTTTTCACACTTGGTTGATCCTTTGTTTCGAGCCAAGCAACGGTTGGATATGTTGTGCTGTAAACCTTTTCAGTTACACGACCATAAGAGATTAAATCATTCCACTTCTTACGACCCTGTGGTGTTGATCGGTACTGCACAAAGGTGCACTGAGCAAGATTGTTGCGCCAATTAACTCCCGCGCAGTCCACGGTGGCAATGATTACTCCATCGCGGAAACTGAGGAATCCCGTGCATACAGTACCATCAGACGAGAACAGAAAGTGCGGTGTAGGTGTTTGGCTCATGTATCACAGTATACACCATCTCCCTGTTTACACAAGCCCTTTGACCCCCTTTGTATATTTCACTTGCCAATTTTACAAAAGAAAAAGAGAGCGTTTCCGCTCTCCTTCTCCGAATCAATTATTTAATTGTCTAGTTAATTACTTAACAAGCGTGCCGACTGCGTTCTCTGCCGCATGGTAGAGAAACACTGCGCCCTTGATGGCAAACGGAAGCAGAGCAAAGAAAGCAACAAGGTGCAGAGGGTTCTTCCAGCAGAACGAACCAATAACAGGGCAAGACTTAGTAGCAGTAGTAGTAGCCATAGTAGTAAATCCTTTTAAGAATTAAAATCAGAACTTGAAAGAAACGGCGGCATTAGCAACACAGTTGTTCTCAACTGCGAGTTGCTGCCAAACAGGAAAACCGATTCCTGCGCCAACAGTAACATTCGATGCAGCCTTCCACTCGACCGATGGACCGAGCAGAACCACTCCATCACCAACCGAACACACATACTTCTGTGTCAGGTCTACACCAACGGAAACTGTTTCCGAAAGGGTGTAATCAAAATTAGTGACGAGAGTAGCAACATCATCGCTCACGCGATCCAAATACGGATCGTAATATGAGCCACCAACGAAACGCCAGTCAGCAGACTGTGCAAGATTAAACTTGCCCCAATCAAATCCAACTAGCAGACCGAGATGCGGATCAAGATTCGTGGTTTCGTAATTGGCGGATCCAATAGGCATCCACAAACCACCTTGGATGGCAAGTGATGTCTTGGAGCCAATGAAATCAACTGCATCAAGCGCAGTCCACGAAGTACCAACATCAAGACCGCCGTAACCCGACGAATCGGAAACATACGCTGGCACAGTAATATGCCAATCCAAACCAATTGCCTTCACGCCAATCGTGGAGTCAAGAGCCGCAACACTGCTGTTGCTGCCGTCCTTTGCAAACAGGCTAAAGGTTTCCTTTAGCGTGAGTGCGTCTACGAGCGGTACAGCCGTTGGGGAAGCCGCTACAGGCTGTGTAGCCTGTGCAAACGCGGTTCCTGTGACTGAGGCTCCCAGTGCCAAACTTGTGAGTAGTGTCTTCATCAGACGCTCCTTTCAAAAATCCCTCGGAATTGAGGGGGTGCATTATCTAGTGGTCAGATAGACCCCTAGGTGGTTTTAAGTATTCAGATTGAATTCTTTGGAACGATTATTTCAAAGTGAGGAGGAAGCCTTTCGGCTTCCCCCCCTAGTCTCTGAAGGTCAACAGGTAGCGAAGTTCCCGCAACGCATGAGTAGCGTAATAGTTCGCACTGTCACGCCACCGCCCCGATGACACTATTATATATCTTTCATCCTCTTTTATTTTGTCCTCTTCCACTTTTATTTATTGGTGATGTTGGTGGTGCCACAACAGGGATTGGTACGGGAACATTTCGAGACATTGTGTACGCACCCCATGCTGCTTGCAGTTGAGCAAGATCGGATCCATCTACTTTGCCGTCTCCATTGAGATCCATGAAGATGTTTCCATTGCCCCATGCACCAAGCAGTGCTGCCAAGTCTGCACCATCAACTTTACCGTCATCATTCAAGTCTTCAATCTTAGAAGACAATTTCACATGAGTTACTGTATAACCGTGTGGTTTGAGTTCGGAATTAATTGCACGAATCTCAGGAGCGTTTACCTGCATCCCGCCGTTCATTAGTCCAACGAATACAGTATGTCCTGCTTCATCAATAACGAATGCAGGACTGCCTGAATCACCACCCCAAATAACCACCCATCCGCCAGCCTGTGCGCCGTCATTAACACCGTCCATGATTGGCATAACACCAAACCCGCTGCACACATCAGCATTGCTCACAAAGGATTTGTCCATTGACATTTTGTATGCCCTGCCTTGACAGTCGTGTACCCACACAGGGTGTTTGAGTGGAATATATCGCGCATCGGCGATATGATCGTAAACGCAAACATCCGCAGGGAATGCCGATTCAAACTCTAATAGGGTGTGGTCAGGGGCAATTGCAAAAGTTACCTTTATAACTCTTCGCGAATGCCGAGTTCCTGATTTTCCTAAGAATGTATAGACTTCATTTTCGCCAACAGGTCGCCCTGCGCCACGATAGTGTTCGCAGATGAGTGCGTGTTTCGGCGAGATAAGAACAGCAGCAGGATTGCTGGTGTTCCAAAAATTTATGTTCTCCGCAACATATGGAGTGGTAAGATTGCCTCTTAGTAATTTAGAATACTCTCGCGCAAATGCACGAGGACGCAGAGAGACTCCTGACCAATCAACTGCTGCTCCCTGACAAGCAGGGTTGAATCCCCTCTGCTCACCACCAACAAGTGGTGTGAGTGTTGCTTCGGGTGAGTAAGTATGAATGTCGTGAACGGTGGGATTGTAGTTTTTTAGTATTGCCATAGTCTTCTATGTACCAAATTCAACAATTCCATTTACGCAACGACAAGGCTTTTCTTGTGGGTTTTCCATTTTCATCCTTCATTGGACCAGGCATACCCCCCATACGCGCACAGAACGACTTTCGGCGTTTTGCTGCCTTGGAGCCTGGTTCTAGTTTGGAAGGAGGAGTTGTTACTGCGGTCTGTAGTTTGGAGCCTGGATTGGCACGGCGATACGAAGCCACCCCTGCCGCGTTCAAGCCGCCTTCAGGGTTCTTTCCTGCCTTGCGCTGCCACGCAGGAGAGGCTTCTTGTACGGGAACGCAGTTGGGCACTTGCCGACCACCTTTAAGTTTTGTGCCTTTGGCTGTATAGCCTTTCCAACACGCTTCGCCTATATTTTTATATTTGGTGGAATTAAATTTCATATTAGCCCTCTAGCACATATTTAGACGGCAGGGGTAGTAGACTTTTCCAATTGCTGAATTCGATCTGATGCTTCACGCAGGAGATCCCGCATTACTTTATTGGCAAAGTCTGAGTGTTCCTCAAGACGAGCCACAAGAGTGGATGCATCATTAATTGGAGCGTTGTCGTTTGTTAGTGTCATGGCAATCTTTTCTCCGAGTGTGGGTGGCTTAATTCTCATTGGTGCTTTCTTCCTGTGCTAACTTCTCAAGAGTGGCATGATATTTGGTGGCAATCTTTTCGTAACTCTTTGCTACAGATTCATTGTGTTTATGTAACGCTTGGAGTTCGTTGAGTTCATAGGCAAGTTGCACAACATCCTCACGGAGTAGTTTAATCATTTGCAGTAGAACATCAGTAGGCGGAACTGCATCACCGTGATCATTGTCTCCGACAAATAAATCAGACATTGGATTCCTTGTGGTGAAGTGCCGCAACACGGTTTCTGATCTCATCAATACTAATAGGAGTGTATCCGATTCTCTCCACACAGCAAGAGAAATATCGTAGATCTACCACTCCTTCGGCAAGCATTACTTCTTCGGCATGAAGATGTGCGTGAATATTTAGCCAAGAAGCATTCCGTTTTGCTCTCCATAGAGACACGGGATGAATTGGAATATGCGAAAGAATTTCATTATCCAATTTGTGGTACGCACGAACATCTTTAAAATATTTTGCGTACTGCGAGAGTTGCAGAGTATCGTGGTTGCCTTTGATTAGAATCTTTGTGCCGTTCAAGTACCCAAGGATTTTTAAATCTTTCGGTGTGAACGCCACATCACCCATCACATACACCTTGTCTCCCTTGGAAACGGTGTTGTTCCACTTTGCCGCCATTACCGCATCACCCTCTGCTGCCGAAGCCCACGGACGAACCCGTGTGCCGTCCGCACGAAGAAAGCGGTACATGGCTTCGTGACCAAAGTGAGTGCATCCAATGAAGTAGGTACACGCGCTCATGAGGAACCCCGCTCAATGCTTCGATAGCCTTCCAATGCACCTATGGGTGTATCCATAGGCTCGAACACACCAATAGCCTCCATGTGCTCACCGAACGCATCGTCCGCAGTGGTCACGCCTGTCTCGCTCTTCAGCGTAGCCAGTGCTTCACTTAGTGCGGTGTACATATCACAGAATTCTTCTTCGGTGTTGGCTTCAAGGTGACGGGAGTCAATCAGAAACATTACTTCTTCAATAGCGGTCAGGCTTTCGCGAATATTCTTGGTGTTCATTTTATTTTTTTTCTGTAAGAGTGGTGTGGGTGGGAGGAGACGAAACAATTTAATTAATGAATCACCTGCTCATGCGTTTCCTCGGAATGCGCGAAGGGCAATTCCCACTACAACGGCAAACGCAAGCGAGAGTAGTGCAAGCCCAACTACAAGGGTAGCCATGAGAGCAACAAAACTTATAAAATTAGTCATGCTTTATTTTTCTTTCGTGAACGGGGTGCGGGGTTAATACCTGTTGCGGCATCCCACAGCAGGGCGATCCACAGGACAACGGCAAATGTGCCTGTGAACAGGGCGAATAGGGGCAAGAGGTAGAGTGCAGCACTGCTCATGCGGTGGCTTCATGTAGTGCCGAAAGACGCGAAGGGGCACAAGGTGCTAGTGTTCCATTCCAACGCAATTCCGCTGTAGACAGAGCATTCCATATACTCCTGCCCATCGCCTTCTCAACAGTCATTGGTTTTTCATTATAAAAGTTACTAAAGAGTACCTTTATAGAGGGGACTCGCGTTGCGTCCGCAGAATGAAAGCATACCACAATCCAATCGCTGCTGTCCCACGCAAACTCCACCGTGCCGAATGCGGGATGGTGTAGATGCATTGCTGTTCTTGTGCCGTTATTTTTATATGGATTCATTTAGGGTTCCCTGCGATGCGTTCAAAAACAAGTTCTTCTGCGCTTAGTTGAATAATATCCAAAACCTCGTCCTCTTTTTGGATTTCTAAATTCCGCATTGTGCCGTTAATGTCTTCACCGCACACAATTACATTTCCCCATATACGCTGTCCTGCAAGTATAGAGGCTCGTACATTTAATTGAGGTGCGCGTCTGCCCGCAAACTCCATCTGCTGCAAGCCGCCTTCCTCGTCCACCCACAGGCGGCTCATGGGCAGTAGGAGGCAGGACACCCGCTCCACGAAGGAGCAGCCAATGAGAGCGTACATGGCGGGAAGGGTCTTGTGGAGTTCAGGCAGCACCACGCCGTGCATTTGGTATCGAATGTCTTGCGGCACATACATGGCGCGTACTCCAACGGTGTGGGGCGATGTCATGCCCTTATTGTATCACGGTGTGCAGGAGATGCAATAGAGGCGTACCCCATTCCAATATTTTAAAAGGTTTGGAGGTGCTCTCATACCCAACCCGATTTTTTTTTTTTCGGCATAGGGGGACAGCGTTCGGCGTTTCCACCCGTAAGTGTTTTACTATGGGCAGCACACTCAAAGAGTTGTTGAGAATCATTTAGAGAACTACTGTAGTCCACCGCGAATATTTTAAAAGGCTACAGGGCGGAGATACCCACCGCGATTATTTAAAAAGGTTAGAGGGCGGTTGGGTTGGAAGCGGCTAACGCGACCGTAAAGCCCCACCACAATTCGCCATACACTGTTTTTTGATCGCGTGAGCGCGTGAGCGAAAGCGCAGATATAAAAAAACCCACCCCCGCGTAGCGAGAGTGGGCACTTGTAGCGGGTGGCGAACGAATCACCAGCGGCTACAGTTGTATTTAGTCATCCTCGTCTTCCTCATGGGGAAGCGGCTCGTGCTCATCGTCCTCATCAGGTGGTGCATCAGAGCGAATACTCCTTTCAAATTCACTCCAATTAATGTATTGGGTTTCGAGTTCAGTAAAGTATTGTGTGGAGAGTGACATGGTGTAGCCTCTTAGTGAAGTGTGCGAAGGGGGTAAGCACTAGTGCGTGATGGGGTGATACGGTAAACGGTAGTGGAGCCGTTCGTATTGGCTACCACAACCTCGTCCCCGTATACAACAGCGGAGAGCGCATTGCGGCACAGCGTGGCAGTGGGGGTATTGCACCCACTCTTCCACAGTAGAACAGATCCACATTTAATAGTTGTGTAGTTCGTGTGCATGGTGTTTAGCGTTCCTGAGTGGATTCGAACCACTGACTTGCCCCTTAGAAGGGGGCTACTCTATCCTGCTGAGTTACAGGAACAATTATTTAATCGCGCCAGTCATCAATGCCTGTGTTGGGGTTTCTCCATTCATCACCCCCTATGCCGTAGTCACGCTCTCCCGACAAGGTGTCGCGAGTGGTGTCGCGAGGTGCGGGTTCACGAATCTGTGACTCAGAGGTCTTTCCTAGAATCATGCGGCGTAGGCGTGAGATCTCGCGTTCTTGTTCTGCAATGATTCCCTTCAGCACAAGGGTCTGCGAGTGGTGAATGCGTTGGGTAATGGTTGAGAATGGCATAAGAGTGAATCCTTTTATTAGAGCGAGGCAACAAGTTGCGGAGCAGGAGCAGGAGGCGTAACAGGAGCAGGTGCGCTTGCACGACCCTTCTTGTTTGGTGATCCTGCCTTGCGACCACGATGGTTTGCGTTCACAGTGAGCGTAGTAATGTCAGCAGCAATTTCAGGAATGAAATAATTGCCTCGTCCTGCGCGGCGTTCACGCTTTGCAGCAATCCACGCGGGAACAGCAATGTACACAGACTTCTTCAGGAGTTCCACAAGATCCTTGCGGTTCACAGTGCAGGTGTCGTACACGGTAAGAGTTAAACGATTTGCTTGCAGGAACTTAATGAATTCAATCTGTCCTGGAGTGTACGAGGCGAGCAGGGGAAACGAGTTGGTGTTGAGATTAGTCATGTGAGTCCTTATTTAGTGAGAGGAAGTGCGGCTACCCAATTTACGATTTGGAGTAGTTCAGTAACAGTGGCGTAACCTTTTACTTGTTCGCCGTTTTGGAAAGTAACGAATGTGCTGTCAGGTGCAATGATTGCCACCTCTACGCGGTCTGCCCATTGGTCAGGGGCAAAGGTGCTTTGGAAGTTCTCTTCAGTGCCAGCCTCACGGCTGTACAGTGCGCGACCGTACACAATAGAGATTTGGTATCCGTTTGGAAACGCAACACCGCATCGGTGTACTTGATCAATTCCTGTAGTGAGCGGTAGGTCGTATAGTGCACGAAAGGCTCCTTCGGGGAAATGTTTTTGTGGTGTGGACATATGGGCGTATTTCCTTTAGTTTAGAAAGGGCACTTCGTGGAGTCCGCAGCAGGAGCATCAACAGGCTGCGGCATCTGTGCGTCCGCATCAATCTTTGTGTAGAACTGCGTGAACGAATCCTTCGTGGATTCATCGAACCGCGCAACGCAACGCTGAATGGCAGTCATCTTGCAGCCGAACACAGAGTACGCAAACACGATATCGCGCAAGCGGCGAGTCGTAATGATTTCACTCACGACCTGTTGCTTGAACGACTTGCGAATGATATCAGCCCACTGCACGAGATTCTCAACGAATGCATCGTCCTCAACACCAACAGAACCCGCAAACTTCGCGAGAATCTTCTTCTCGATCTTCGGGTCTGCATAGTCCTGCTCGTAGGTGAACGCGAAGCGATCCAAGAACGCTTCATTAAGAATGTTCGTTCCTGCGAATCGACCGTCATCGCTGCCCTTGCCCTTTGTATTGGCAGTGGCAACAATCGTGAATCCCTTTGCAGGACGCACATACTTGCCGATCTTCGGAATAAACTTGCCCTTGCCTTCAAGCACAGACTGCAAGCACATGATGAGGTGACCACCAAGATCCACTTCATCCAACAGAAGAACAGCACCGCGTTCCATTGCAACAAGCACGGGACCAGGCACGAACTTTGTTTCGCCAGCAATAAGACGGAAACCACCAAGCAGTTCGTCTTCGTCCGTTGCAGCGGTAAAGTTCACGCGAACGCATTCACGATCAAGATCAGCGCAGATCTGCTCCACCATAGTGGTCTTGCCGTTACCGCTCATACCTGTGATGAACACAGGGCAGAACGACTTCGACTTAATCACCTTCTTGATTTCGTTGTGGTAACCCCACGCAATGTAGTTGGGATCAGCAGCAGGGGTAAAGGTTTCGCTTTCACCGTGCGACATTGCACGAGCGAGTTCAGCAGTGGAAATGCCAGTGGTCATTGCCACGGCAGTGCATGACTGCACAACAGGAGCGAGGGTAGGGGTCTTTGCGGTAATCTCCTTGAGAGTGGACTTAATGGATTTAACAGACTTAACAGTCTTGGCAGTCTTGCCAAGGTTCTTTGAACCTGCTGGTCGACCGCGCTTCACTTCGGTAATGGTGAATTGCGAATCGGTTGCAAACAGTTCAGCGATACGGTAAACACCGCGACCACTCTTGCGGTCTGCGGTCATGCACCATGCAGGAACAGCAGAGTAACCCGCAGACTTCGCAGCAAGAGTAAACGCAGCGAATGGAATCAAGCCGCCTGTCTTGGCATCAGTGATTCCGTGTTGCGCGAGGTATGGACGCACGGCAACGATAAAGGCGTGTTGGGTAGACGAAACGATAAAAGAGGAGTTCTTCACGAGATTTATTATATCACAATCTGCCTGTGATCACAGGCTTTTTCACAATTAGTGTCCAATAATACTGTACTTAACCCCTTGTGGGGTGAGGGTTTACATTTATTCTATTAAACAGCCAAATATTCGCCAACAATATTCGCAACAGTGCGGAGCGATCCCTGTGCAATCTGCGAATCAATGAATGCATTCGTCAGGGCGCGGTTCGTTGTTGCCTTGTCCATCTTCTCGTCTGCCTTGTCCATCAGGTTACGAGCAGTGGTGCTTACTTCGCCGTTCGACTCGCGCATGAAACGCGAAGCGTCAATCACTACAGCACTATCCCAACCTGCCACTGCACCACGAATGAAACCATCACGCTTCCAATCGCTCTTCGGTGCAGCAGTCATGTTGAACCGCTCCGCTGTAATGGTGCGCGAAGACCCGTCATTCAATCCAATCCAATGCACCTTGGAACCCGTGCGGCGGCGAATCATGTCCACTGCAATCATTGAGTGGGTATGACCCTTCGGTGAAATCGCAACCGATCCAAACTGGTGGAGTTCATCAGTCTGAGTGGAGTAGCCGTACTTGTTCTGTGCACCACGCTTGTACATGGTGTTCAGGTCATACGATGCACCCGTCTGTGGATCCATCAGTACAACAATCCGATTGTGCGAAGCGCATGACGAACCTGTTTCGCGATCCCACTTGGAGCCGTTGAAACGAATCTGATCCGTTGGCTCACCATCAGTGAGAACAATCGTATGGGCAATCTGCACACCTGTACGCTTAATGAATGCAGAAACCAAATCTGCGCCAGCAATAAGTGCCGAGGTGGTTGGCGTACCGTTCAGTGCAAAGCGGTGATCAACCGAACCCATTCTGCGCCAATTCCACAGGCACGACTTCATGGCTTCGTAGTCTGCACCGCTCATGCGGCTTGACAGGAGATTGAGCATAGTGATGCGCGTAACATTTGTAGTACGCTTATCCGCTGCTGCTGCCTCGTCACGATCCTTTGCATTGCGCTCGTCCTGAGCCGCCTGTGAATAGTGCTCCTTGAGATTCGAGAACAAGCCATCAGTGAACGCGTACACTTCGAACGGCACACCCGTCTTGCGGCAGAAGTCTGCAAGAATAAACAACTGCCCCATAGTGGACTGCATGATGCCGCTCATTGAACCCGACCAATCAAGCATGATCACGATGCCGTGATTCTTGCCGTCTGCAATGCGGGTGGTACGGCGGAAAATGTCTTCATTCCACTTGTACTGATTCATACGGAGAGTATCCAATGAACCCGTCTTTGCAGTTGAAGTTCTGCGCCACTGATCCGCTGCCTTGCGGCGATTAAAAGCATTTGCCATTGCCACAGCGGCAGTGGTGTAGTCCGAGATACGAACAGGCTTGCCCATGACTTGAGCCATTTCGCACTCGCGCATGATCTGAATGATTGCCTTGTAGTCCACAGTGGTGGAGTTTGCCGCTGGCACTTCAACGCGAACCACTTCGCCAATCTCATGTGCGTCACCCTTAGCCATATCACTCAAAGCCTTTTCCATAGACTCGTTCGTGGTTGGCATTTCGGCTTCGGGCTTTGGTGCAGGAGTCTTGTCGGACTTCGGCGTACCCTTGCCAGCACCGCTCTCGCCACCTTCGCCGTCTGTGCTACTGTCATCGGCTTCATCGGTGGCTTCACCGTCTTCGCCATCAGAGTCTGAGTCATCACCCACAGTAGACTCTTCCGCATCGGCGTTCTCGCCTTCGGCTTCAGTCTCGCCCTGTGCTGTAGTAGTGGTTTCACTATCAGCGTCACCGTCTTCGCCGTCTTCGGTGCTGTCCTGTGGCTGCGGCTGCTCGTTCTGCTCTTGCTCTTCCTTCTGCTCCTGCTCCTGTTGTGAAAGCAGAATCATGTCCTGAGCCACAGCAACAACCTCTTCCCAAGTAGTGAGTGCTTCAACACGAGCAACAAGCGGGGCTTCGGCAGCGGTAAAGCGCACAGCGGTGCCAAGGTACACGCCCAATTTAAAATTGAGGTTCACGCGGTCAGCAAAGCACAGTGAATTAGGATTTGAAACATTACCAAAGAAGCCGCGATCATTCAGCGTCTTGTAGCCTGAAAGAAAGTCTGAACGCAAGCCACGGAACTTCTGCTGCATGAGCCGCTCAATACGAGCGTCTTCAACAATATTCAAATACGACTGTGCAGTCTTGCGAGGGCAACCCGTAGCAGCAGTAATGGAATCAATGCCATCACGCCATCCCTGTGCAGGAGTCCAAAGTGCATGAGCCACTTCGTGACCAACCAACATATCGTACAACTGCACCGATGCACCTGACCACATAGGCAGACGCAATTGGCGCGACTTCAAATCGAATGACGCGGTTTCAACGCGCTCATGTGAAACAGTAATATTTTCAGCGGCAAGCAGTCGCGCAAGCGTAGACTTGGCGGCATTAGGTGCGGACGAGGTAGAGACGAGCGAAGTATTCGACATACCCAAATTGTACATGAAATATAGGGGTTTTACAACCCGTTTGGAGTGAAAAAATAGGGTTTTTCACAGGGCGAATGTCCAATAATACTGAATATTTCATTATCAGACCCTGTTATTTGCCACTTACCCCCTACATTGTGCAATTTTTCACAGGTGAGAGCGCAGGGAGAACGCGATTCCTACCAAAACCCGTGGAAATCCACGGCATTAGAGTACACGAATACATTAATTGGATTTAAATCGCATGATTCCAATATACTCGACAACATAGAGAGGAGGATTCGCCTTATGTCCTACATGAAGAACCCACGGGTACAGCAATTCCTGAAATTAGTTCGTCGTGAATGCAAAAAATGTAATGTGCGAGTGGTGCTGTCCACTGGTTTCCGCGTTAACTGCGGGGGATCCCGTGTTCAAGGGTACTTTCAGTCTCCTGATCACAAGGCAGGGGAGCGCGGAACCCTTATAGTGGGCACTGGCTCACGCTCCACACGCCAATGGCTCTTTACTTTAGTGCACGAGTACGCCCATTTCATCCAATGGCGTGATGAAGACCCTGTGTTCAACGAGAAAGACTACTTTAAACTAGAGGAAGCCACTGAGAAACAGGCTATTGCCCTGTGTCGCCAGTATAAACTCCCAATTAAACAGTGCTTCCTCCTGAAAGAACACCGCAAATACATGAAACGCTTGGCTAAAGAGGGATAAATACAGTAGGAGAATCTATATCATGCCCACATACGAATACACCTGTACTAAATGCACCCACTCATGGGACGAGTTTCACTCTGTTGCAGACCGTGATCTGCCACTAGAGGGCAAGTGTGCAAAGTGTAAGAAAAAATCTATTGCTCGTGCGTTCAATACTCCACCCGTGACAGGAGTTGATGCCACTGTGGGACCAGGGGCGCAGTTCCGCGAGTTAACTAAAAAAATTGGTGCGGGTGTACCTCAGAGGTACAGAGAGAATCTAGATCGTGCTGCGTCATTGCGCGGACGAAAGTATGGGGCGCAGTAGTTCAGTGAAAAAATAGTTTGCGCGTACACTCCCACATCACCCCACACCGCCCCACGCGATACAGGGGCTTCCCCCATTATTTCAACCCTTTCGAAAGGCACCGTATTGTGGGGGAAACACGGGGCATACTTTTAAATAATCATGGCAGATCCTCTTCCACAACCTCCTAATGCGGTTTCTCCTCAAACGCCTCCTGTACGGGGATTAGGTGATGCGCTTCATACTCTTACCTCTGCTATGGGGATCAGCGGCTGTACAGGATGCGAGCGGCGGCGTGAATTCTTTAATCGTATGCTGCGGTGGAGTGGGGAATCAGATCCTGTACGCGCCTACATAATTTCACAGGAGAACCGTACAAATGAAACCTAATCCATTCACTACTGACCGCCTTCCCGACTTTACTCGCACTGTTCAAGAAGTCACAAAGGCAGAACTCAAGGCAGCAGAAGCCCAAGACTTAAAAGAATTACCTGGTGCCGCTGGTGAAGCCGCACACAAGAAGTTACACAAGACTATTGGTAAATTCGTAAAGGCGAAACCTGTACAGGAATCCCATACTCGCGCCCAACTAGAGAAGATGACCACCACCCGTCTGCGTGAATTGAAAACGAAGTACGAAGGGCTAGTGGTGAAGGGTGATCGGGATGCCGCTCGTGAACTCGCCGACATTCGTGGACTGCTCCGCTCCAAGGGTGCGGGAAGTGTACTAGACGAGGGATCCGAGGGGTGATTCCGTTCAGGCAGTACATCTCCGAGCGGCTAGAGATTCAGGACAATCCCAACGCGTACACGCCTCCCCGTGATACTGCTCCGCAGTCTCGTAAGGACTTGCTGTACTCCCGCCGCCAAACCCGCCTGTACGGTGGAGTCATGGCAAGGATGGCAGCACGAGATCTTGCCAGGCATCAGCGTGAACGGGGCGCACGAAAGCCTTCACGCGCTCCCTACCAGTGGGCTACAAGCACCAATGCAGGGTGGTGGCATCCCACGAAACCGTGGTTCACCTTTGGGGGTGAGGGGGAGTTCCATGTTACCCAAATAGTAAACCATCCAGAGCGGTTCGGCATCTCGCCAGCAGAATTGAAAAAGGCACTGGCAGCAGAAGGGGAGTGGCTAACTTCCCGAAGGGTACTAGCGTTCTCACGGGACGGAATCGTAATAGACTGGACTCCCGAACTCGTTGGGCAGCGTATCAAGGAACTGTACATTGATCTTGCCTACCATGTGCAGCGGCTTGCGTACATGAAGGGGTGGCTGAAAGTGTACGCACGAAAGTTCTCTGCGAACTCACCCTCCCCAATCATTGAAGGCATATCCCGTGACTCCATCAAGAGCGCACTCCGAGAGGTGCGGGATGTGGTGGGATCCGAACCCGAAGCAGCAATTATTGAAATAGGTTTGGTGCCCCGCACAGAGAAGAACATCTTCCTAGAGAACGGGTACTCTCAGTACCTGAACTCGTAAACGATTAGCCCCCGCAAGGGGGTTTTTCTTTTGCTAAATATGGAGATGCATACATTCCGTCAACATCTTCGCGAAGCCGTGATCTCTGCCACCAAAGCCGTGAAGGGTGTCCGCAAGCCCAAGGGCTACAAGACTATTGCTGCCAAGACGCTCCAGCGGTTGCGTGGCGAAACCACCTATGACGGCAAACAGTACGCATCGTACACGGATACAGGGCACGACAACCCCAATGCGCGTTGGCTTGAGAAGTGGGGGCTTCCACCCACAAGTGATGTAAAGACTCTGCGCTCGTACTTGCCGCTGCTGTGGTGGTGGGACGGTGGCAAGATTGTGGTGTACGAAATTCCGCCAAGCGAAACCGCGCAGGATGTGATTCACGGTGACATTCCTGAATACCTTGCTGCTGCGAAGAAGGCACCCAACTACAGCGGCATGACAGACTACCAAGGACGCGTGGATCGCTTTCGTAAAACTGTTTCCATTATCTCTGCCGCAACAGGCGAGAATCTGCTGCGTGATCGTGCGCTTCAACGGGGCAAGAACCGCGTGATGAACAACCTTGCGCGTATGTTCCCAGGCTACACCGTGGTTGACAATGATGTGGAAGGCGTGATATGAATTCATTCCGCCAGCACCTCCGCGAAATGTTTGACAAGCCGTTCAGGCTAGTCAAAACCACAGCAGATAAAAACTGGCAAAAGCCAGGAACAATGACCTACGAGTACAAAGGCGCAGAGGGTGGACCTCTTGAAGTAAACTTCAGCAATCAAGGCGACTCTGTGTATGTGGACTTTGATGTGGGTGGATCTATTGCTGTTCGTGGTGAAGGCGATGCCCCAAGAATATTTGCATCAGTAATGGACGCGTTTGGGCGGTTCTTGAAAAAGAATCAGCCTGACTACTTTGAGTTTAGTGCAAACAAAGAAGACTGGGATAGTGTTAGCATGGAAACCCGTCCCACATCAAGAGCGCGTGTGTACTCCGCAATGATTAAACGGTTTGCCCCTAAATACGGATACGAGTTGAGTTCGTCAAACGAAAGAAAAAAGGTAATGATTTTTATTGTTCGTAAAAAAGGTTTGGGCGACCAGTATTCTCCTGCATTCTCTGAGTAACCATGAAAGCATTTCGCTCCTACATCACCGAACTCTTTGATGAGCCGTTCACCTTTGTGAAAGAGGCTGGCGTATCAAGCAAGAGGTACTCCTATACGGGTGCAAAGGGTGGAATACTTGAAGTACTCTTTAACAGGTATCCCACCGAAGAAACTATAATAGTTTCCTTTGATGTGGACGGAGACACAGGCATTCGTGCCGAAGGCGATGGCGCAAGAGTATTTGCATCAGTAATGGATGCGTTCAAGCGGTTCATGGAGAAAAAAAGTGATCGCCCAAAGTACTTTAAATTTACTGCAAGCAAACAAGACTTTGACCGAACTCTTCAGCAGGACAGACCCACATCAAGATCCCGTGTGTACACGGCAATGATCAAGCGGTTTGCTCCACAGTACGGATACAAGTTGATTAAGAACGAAGAAGACTATTTCGAAAATATGTTTGTGCTTGAACGCATAAAGCCAAAGCGAGGTGCAGCGTGATTGACTTCCGCTCCTACCTTACCGAACTATTCGATAAGCCTTTCTCTGTGCGTGAACTAAAGCGTATTGGATGGCAGAGCAGTGTAATTGAAATCACATACCAAGCACAAACCGATGCTGACCCGTATTTGGGAATACCACAGTATTTGAACATTGATATCACAAAGATTAACCAAGGGTGGGAAATCAATTTCACCTTGGATGGCTCACACGAACTCACACACGCAGGAAAGCCGTATCGCATACTGGCTACAGTTGTGGAAGCGGTGCAGATGTTCTTGAAGTGGCACATGGAAACATTTAATCAATTACCCAAACAGTTAGACATGATATCCAAGACCTCCGAAGGCAAGCGCGATGCGGTGTACAGTGCACTGATGCGCCGTTTCGGCAAGCAGTACGGGTACAAGATTGCAAACACCGAAGTTTACGGTCGCCGCCGTGCTGAACAGCGAACCGTGACCACGGCTAAACTTGCAGAAGACCGCGACTACAAAGCAGAGTACGCCAAGATGTACGGTGGTGCAAACCCCACGCCCAAGCAGCGCATTGCAATGAAAAAGAAAACATCGCGCAAGCGTATTCTTCGCAAGATGGGACGCGAAGGAAAAAGCACCGATGGACGCGAGATTGACCACAAGGACGGCAACGCGCTGAACAACGGCAAGAAGAACATTCGACTCGTGACTCGCGCAACCAATCGCTCCAAAGACAACAACAAGTGGAGGCGGGGCATGAGCGAAGGAGTGGAGCACGGCGACATTCCGCGTCCAAAGAAGGAGTACTACGCTCGTCCATTTAATATTAGTGGAAAGATTGTAGAGTTGTATCCTGTGTACGGTGTGCCTGTAAAGTCCATGAAGAATTTCAATGCTCCCAAAACAGTTCGCATAGACGGTAAAAACTACACACCTAGTTCGTCCAAAGACTCTCCGTATTGGAAAGACAGTGCAAAGGTTTGGCGTTGGCGTGTTCGCATTCAAACAACTGAAGGTTGGATGCTCATGGGCTACATTGGATCGGTAAAGGCAAAAGAAGAACTACCCAAGATTATATTGGGTGATACCGCATTCATAGAAAATCTTATTCTTTCCGTTGTGGTTGGAGGAGTGCGTACACAGTACGACCGTAACGCAAACAAAGAAGTTGATGTTCCAATGGACTACCGCGCCAATAGATATGATCGTCAACTTCACGGTAAAGTCAAGAGGCAGTCACTATGAAAGCATTTCGACAGCATCTTCAAGAAATCTTCAACTCAACTCCTATCCCATTAACAATGGTGAAGACACCGCTGTACCTGAATCATGGTGGTGTGGTGTGGTACGGAAACTGGTTGGTGGACGGAAAGCCGCATTTGTTTGAAGCGTATGGTCGCCCCATCCGATACGGTGAATCTGATCGTCGAAGAGACGAGGGCACCATTGCGGGTTGGGTGTTTGGATTCACTGTGGATGATGAGGCTTCGCCACCACCAGATCAGGAAGCGGAGATGAAATCCGAAACAGGACGAATATTCGCAACAGCCCTTGCGGCTATGAAACAACTCATCGAAGAATACGATCCAGAGGTAATTCGTTTTACGGCAGCAAAAGAGAAAAAGAAAAATGATTCTCGCGTTCGCCTGTACGATTCCATGATAAAGCGATTTGCAGGACAGCACGGATATAGATTAAAGGATCAGTCAAGCGATCAGTTTGTGCAGATGTACGCACTGGTAAAGAAATGAAATCATTCTCTCAAATATTAAATGAGATTGAATCAGTACTCGTGTCACGAGTGGCTGGTGGTAGTGTGGGCTTGCGTGCAAGTAAACACTTAAAGAATATTGCTGATGACGCAAAGGATGAAGGCAAGTCTACAAAGAAGGCTGTTCGCCGCATTGGACAAATCGGAAACGATTTTAGTGTGTTCTTGTCCAAGACTACGGCGGCTCCTCAACTAGTTGTATTGGTTGTGCATCGCCCCACGAACACGGTGGCTGTGGAACTCACAATGAAGCGTAGCAGCAAGACGGGAAGCAGTGGATGGCGAGTCACAATGATTACGGCAGGAAAAGAGTACCGCAGCAGTGCAATTGGATTTTCTCTTGCCCAAAGCCTGTACAAGTTCCTGAATGGGAAGGGGTACACCATTGTTACGGGTGGCGTACAGTCTGCTGGCGGAGAAAGTATTTGGCGTGGACTCATGCAAGACGCAGAAGCAATGAAGAATATACAGGTCATGACTCCCACTAGAATGCAGCGGTTCAAGTCAGGCATGGAAAGCGGCGTGTGGCTTGGAGACTCAGGAGAAGCGGAACTAGAAGCACTGCAAGGGGTAAAACGAACTCCTGAGCAGGAGAAGCGTGTCCGCCAACTGCAAAAGATTGTACGCACCACCGTTTCACTCCGTGGCAAACAGGGCAAGATTGATCCACCCGAAGTAAGACGAACCGCAACAGCAGGACAGCAGTTCCCTGTGGGCACCGTATGGCGTACCGAAAACAAAAAATGGGGAGCAAAGAACGAGAGCGGCTCCGTTCAATATTTTGATTCTCGTTCAGCAGCACAGGCGTTCACGAAAACACTATAGGTATTCACCCTATTAGCGCGAGGCGAGGCTTCGCGTATGCTAAATAATAGCGACAAGCCAAAATCACTCAAAGGAGAACCTCTTATGGCATTCACAGCAGATTCAGTCGAACTCGCCAAGGCGAATAAACTCGGCAACCAATTAGCACATCTATTCACATCGCATGGTTTAACTGGTGCCGCAGGAACCACAGGCGCGAAGATGCTTGAGAACTACGCCAGAAAACTGGGTTTCGGCATCACGGGTCTGACCACAGGCGCAGGATTTCCTCCGTTTGGAACGGTTCTGCCGTCCTACGCAACAGGAATGCGTGCTGCACTTCAGAATCCTCGTGGCGAAACAATGGCAAACGGCATTGTTCTTGGTGCGCTTGAAGGACAAACGGTTGGTATCTATCTGAAGAAGTTTGTTCGTAACGGTGCAGACTATCGAGCAACAATGGCATCAGGTGTTACTCTTGCTCTTTCGTACACCACAGGAAACACTTTCACTGCGCGTGGACCAATCAGCGTACAGCCTAATGATCGAATCGTGTTCTCGGATGCATTCTATGTTGTAGCCGCAGGTGGAGCAACCTCTGCTGCCGCTGGCGGAACAGCCGCTTTCCGTGTGAACGGAACCGTGGCTAGTACTTACGCCACAGGTGCAGCATTCGATGTCACTACCGTTGGTGTGACTCGCGGTACTTCGGGTATTGCAGGAAGTACTTTTGAAGGATATGCACGAGGAACGCGGGTGAATAACGGATTCACCGCAGCCATCTACTACACCTCTCCAGCGGGTGGTAGTGGTACTTGGACTGTTTCCTAATAGTTTGACTTGGATTGACACAATAGAGGGGGAGTTGGAAAGGTGGAATACACCACCAACTTCCCCTTTTAATTTTAGACTTTCTTCTCTTGGAGTTTGAACATGGACATTGAACCATATAAAAGTCTGCACTCAGTTATTCTTGAAGTTCAGACAGCCGTAAAGCCAGTGAAATCCGCAGAGAAGAAACTCGGCGGGGTTTTAGGTGGACGCGAGAAGGGTAAAACATGGCAAACAGCAAGCGGAGCATGGGGAGCCAAGAACAAAGACGGAGTTACTGATTACTTTGATTCAGATGAAACAGCCAAGGCGTGGATTGCAGGTAAGTCTGCACCCGCAGGACGAGTAGACAAACCAGGAGATACTTCACAGTCTGTAGAATTGGACAAGGACGGATTCGAACAAAAGCCTTCAGCAACAGGAGCACCAAAGTCGAATGCAGGAAAACCCACAGCAGCAGCCGAACCCAATGGACGAGGAACTCCCGCCACCCAAGCGAAAGCGACAACCGCTGATCCGAAGTATCAAGCACAACCGCAAAGTAGCCAAACAAACGAACCGCCGAAAGCACTAGATGCCGAAACAGCGCAACTAAGTAATGTTGGCACAAAGAATCCAACCACAAAAATGGACGGCGCATTCGCAAAAGACGCAAAGGCTACGGAGAAGGCTGCTGCAAAGCCAGACATTCGTAAAGCCAATGTGGTTGCAAAAGCCATTCACCAAAAAGAACTTGCTGGTCCAAAGGATGATTCGGAATCTGTATTCGGTGATGCACAAGCAGAACGCGACTTTATTGATGAACTGAACCACGCTGCTCTATCGGCAATGCGTGGACAAACTGCATACGATTTTGAATTGTGCTCGGAAGTATTCTCACATATTGGATTCTGCTTTGACGCAAAGACAAAGGAAAAAGTCACCAAGGGTATTCCTCGCGAAGAGATGCCACAGTTTTCTTCACAGGTTGATCCGAAGAATACCGAATCGGTTGCGTACAAGGCTCTCATGGCAAGCAAGGGGTACACTACTCCTGATCAAGTAACACCCGAAGACTTGAAGAGTGAAATCAATATGGAAAAAGAGTACCGTAAGGCTCTTGAAGATTCGGGATACGAGGTAAAGGAAGAAGAAGTAGATGTGACTTCACTAAAACCAATTCAAGGTCAATTGAAAGGTGAGAAGGTTGCAGGAATGTACGGAACTCTTGCTGCTGCCGCAGCGGATCCCACGAACTACGGCAAAGCAGCATCGCGCCTTCTTGAACCAATTTATGTGAGTGACGGTTATGTTATTGACGGACACCACCGTTGGGCTGCACAGTGTGCAATGGATATTGCAAACGGAAGCGGTGCAAACACCACGATGAAGACGCGAACCATTACTAAAGGTGGTAAGCCTGTTGCTGTGGAAGACATGATTAAGTTCTCTAATGGATTTCAGAAGAGTGTGGGGCTGATGAGTCAGACCCGTGGTGGTGAAGCAATCAAAGAAAAGCCCAAGGCAAAGACAGAAGGATATCACATGAGCAAGTTCGGAAGCGGTCGTATCAGTCGTATCACACAATCACTTCACGAATCTGTTTCTGTAAAGTTGAATGAAGGTGGCATGAAGGCTGCTCTTGAAGACTGGATCTACGCTCTTCCTGATGGGGCGATTGAAGACTTGAAGAAGGTAATGAATCTAGAGGCAGAGAACAGTATGACTCCTGCCCAACAGGAAGCCAAGATCAAGCAGATCCTCAAGAAGCACAAGGTTTCCAAATTGATGGGACGCGAGAATCAAAGCGTGAGTGCGGTAATGACAAGTTTCAATGCGTACCACGATAGTCTTTCCGAGGCTGCGGCAAAGCCAAAGATGAAGAAGCCAAAGATCGAGGGAGACGCTCCCGATACATTTGGTGTGGGTGCTCGTATTGGTAGAGGAACCAACCGCTCAGATTCACACGGCAAACAGATTGCAAGCGTTGCATCACAGGTAACTCGTGATGCTGTTGCAGGAAACACAATCGCGAAGAACGAAAAGACTGCTGCTGATCTAGTTGCACTTGCAAACAAGAAGCCAGAGGGAACAACCTTTGAAATTTACGGCAAGAAGGACGGCAAGGAAACTTCTGTCAAGATCAAGAAGACTCGCGTAATGGGATCCGTTGTGTTTATGATGGGTGCTAATCAAGTAGAACTGAATGTTGCAGGTACTGGCTTGCAGATCATAAATAAAAAGACCCGCCGCATGGTGCTTGATCGTGGCAATGATATGATTTGGGAGTCTGCGGACTTTACCGATGTTGGTATGATCTGCATTACTGAAACGGAATCCAAGATGCCACAAAATCGAAAACTATCTGATTGGGATTTGTGGAAGGTTGATGTAAAGCAACGCGAAACTATGAACAAGAAGACGGATGCCCAAGCAAAGAAGTGAGGAGTAATTCATGGCAACAACAGGCACGGCTGCTTGGAGCAAGTACTTTAATACAGGGAAGGATATTCCTTCAGTTTTAAAGAAGGCTTCAAAGGTATTTGATTTTAAAACAAATCAGCCAGTCGGGAATCTTGACGCAGGAACCGAGATTGTCTTTATCACATCAAAAGCATTTGATAAGCATCCACCCGTTCTTGTTGGTAGAAAGATAGTTCGTGTTGAGTTCGACAAGATTGCCAAGCCAGGTGTTCGCTCAAGCACTGCTGCAAGCCTGAAGCCACAGGCTTTCGGTGTTAAGGATACAGAATATACTTTCAAGAATTACGCTAAACTAATTCGTGAAAGCATTGAGGAACGCAAAGACTTGACTAGTAGTGTACGGGCGTATCTGTCTGCGCTTATCGACTACTGTGATGATCCAACCGAAAAGAATAAAGTACACTTAAAGAAATTTTACAGTTCTGCAAAGACTGTTCCTGTGGCAGACATCGTGAAAGACTTTGGTGAGGTGGCTGGTCCTTTCGGAGTGTTGAGTAATAAACTCATTAAAGGACTCAATGAAAGCAATACAGCAGTTTTCATTCCTGCTCGTCCAAATGAACCGCTAATGGACTATTCGGTGATAGACACCACCAAGAATCGGCGTTATATCATTTCCGCCAAGTCAGGAACCACTTCCAATGTTGTAAAGCCTGGAGACATCATCAATCTCCTGAACAAGACCCCTGCCAAGAAAACAAAATGGCAACGAACCGTACAATACAAAGTGCTTGAAATTTTGTCGGGTGCAAGTATTCTTTACGGACCAATACTTGTTGCAGCATATCTCACAGGAAAAGGCTTCAAGGAGTTTGGTGGCATTACACAAAAAGCCGCAGATGACTTTATTGCAAAGGCGAAGGGATCTAGTTCCACGGCGTACAACAAGAGTCTATTTGCCACATTCATTTCGGGAAACGAGTACCTAAAGAAAAAGAAGTCTCCCACAGCAAATGAAATAATGTACGAGTGTGAAAAAGCCATTGGAAATCTTTCAAAAACTCCCAAACTTGATTTCACCAAACTGTTTCGTGATGCTGTAGACGAACAGGTTTACTACATTAAGTTTTCCCTAGATAATACAGGAGTTCCCGAATTCGATCTCATTGGTGACACTCCCGAAGAAGTAAAGTCTAAAGTTTTTCTTCGCAGCAAAAACGGATACACACGCGCATCCGATAGAATAGGCATACAGATATGAAACCATTCAAAGACTTACGCGACCACGCTTTTTGCTCACTACAGCGAATCATCTTCGAAGAGTTCGATGCCGAACTCACAGAGGAAAAGATTGTGCTTGATATGCCAAACTTATCACATGAAGATGTGGTTGCGTATCTAGAAGATAATGATGTTGAGTGGGAAGAGAAGGACGGTGTTATTTACATTCTTGATCCCGTGGAAGAAGCCGAGATCACTATTGAAGACGATGACTCCGAAGACATAGAAGAATCAGTTGACATTGAAAGCGAAATTCTGAACGAGGTTGCTGCGAAGCGCAAGATTGTGGTTCGCAAGGGCAAGAAACGAATCCTGTTTAAGTGCGGACCAGGATTCATGAAACGCGGAGAGCGTACCTGTGTTCGCCGCAATGTAAGCCAGTTGCGAAAAATAAAGTTCCGTTCCAAACGATCTGCGCGAAAGGCTAGATCAAAACGAGGACAGGCAAACAGAAAACGAAAACTCTCGATGCGTAAGCGGTTAACATTCGGGATTCGACCACGAAAGAAGAAATAGCAAATGATTGAATATGAACAAACCGATGGATGTGGATCGGTTCGTGTGAAGACAACCGAAGGGTTTGCCGTATTAACCTTTGCTTGCTCTAATCCAACACAACCCCTATCACTACAATGTCGAGTCTCGGCGGGATCTTCTTCCCACCTTGCAGGTGTTGTTGTAGAGAATCTAGTCGAACGATACCACCCTTCGGTGCTTGTGGTGGAAGCAGACAACACTCAGTTGCGATACAAACCAAAGATTGCACAGATGTTCAGGTGTTGGACTCAGGACTCTCAATCGGTATATGCGGAAGCGTTTTCTTCGCGTGATCTTTTTAATCGCGTGTGCAGTATGTCTGCTGCCATGCAGAAATACGACTTGGTGCGAGTTCAGAAAGAAGACATTCAATTCTTTAAAAGCCGTGATGTGCTGAAGAAGATTCGTGAGAACACCATGCCATTCGAGTTCTTGTCTATTAAAGAAGAGTGCGACTACAGCATTAGAAGTTCGTGTGTGAACTGCGTTCGTGATATTGTTTCTGCTGCAACTGCTGCGCTTCCACTGCTAACCGAAAAGAAACAACAGCCGTTTATTCAAGCAATTGGGCTGTTGGAAGCAAAGCAGCAAGAAGGTGGAAGAGGATTTGATGTAAAGCACTCCTACATACAAGAAGCCGCTAATGCTATTCTGCTTCCGTGTATTGTGCAATTCGGAAATACCCATCCGTTCACTCAGCGAATATTCGCAGAGTTTTCTAAAACCACATCCAAGTACATTGCTGCGTCTCAGGAGTTCATGGACACACACGCAGAAATACTTGGCTCTGATTCTTGACTTTGACTATTCACCCTATATACTACAGGAGACTACTATGAGCAACATGAGAAATTATTTGAGTTGGATACAGCAGAATCAGCAGAACAATCCACAGTGGAAGGCTGCACAGCGACAACAGAATCGCAATCAGACTCCCATTACTCCTCCTCCGCAGCAGAAACGCAATGACGAATTGCCTGAAGGCACGGAGATCATTGAAGAAACACCAGACGAATAAATGAAAACCTTTCATCATGAATTAGTGACGCTAGACGAAAATGTAAACAGCGTAGACACAGACGGCGGCAGACGCTATCAGACCCCTGATGGCGTTTTTCCCTCTGTTACCACCGTTACGGGATGGAAGAAGCGAGCCTTCTTCGCCAAGTGGCGGCGAGAAAACCCCGAAGAATCAAAGAGAGTACTCAGCCGTGGCACGAAACTTCACTCAATTATCGAGTCGTATCTCAAAAACGATCACAGTTCCGTACAGACGAATGCGGGGACTTGTGAGTCCGACCTATTTTTCGAAATGCAGGAGTCTATCGACCGCATCGGCACGATCCACGCTATCGAAGTGCCGCTGTGGTCAAAGCGTGTGGGATTGGCGGGAAGGACGGACTGCATTGGATTTTTTGACGACAAGCCGTCGGTTATCGACTTTAAGTCTTCCACATATCCGAAAAGCGAAGACGCAATTCAAGACTACTTCATGCAAGCCACGGCGTATTCGCTTATGTGGCAGGATCGCACAGGAGTGGAACTCCGAAATATTGCCATTCTGATTGGTGTGGAACAGGGTGGCTGTCAGGTGTTTACAGCCGATCCACGGGAATATATTGCAGATTTGGCAGATGCAATCAAGTTCTACCGCTCCGAGCGGAACTCCTATGCTTCTAAATAGAGAAGCACAGGAGAATTATGAGAGCATTTACCGAACACCTAGTCGAAGCATTTAAAAAATCAAGTGGAAAGAATGTCCATTTGGAGCATCTTGAGGACGAGATCCTCAACAGCGGCTACGCAGGGTTCGGACGCGCCATAAAGGCTTTACGGGGCGTTGTGGAGGCTCTCACAGCGAACGCTCCTAGTGCATACGACATCACGGTAAAGTGGGATGGCGCACCCGCCATTATTTGTGGAATCGACCCCCAAAGCGGTCGATTTTTTGTTGGCACAAAGAGTGTGTTCAATGTGACTCCCAAATTGAACTTTACCAATTCAGATATTGATGCCAACCATCCCGTAGAGGGATTGAACTTAAAACTTAAACTTGCGCTAAAGCATTTTTCCAAACTTGGTATTCGTGGTGTGCTGCAAGGCGACATGATGTTCGATGGGGAATCAAAACAGCGGGAACTCATTGACGGCAAGAGTTACCTTACCTTTCAGCCGAACACAATCAAATACGCCGTGGATCCAAAAAGTGATTTGGGAACACGCATGGCAGCAGCAAAGATTGGCATTGTGTTCCATACCGCATACGAGGGCGAATCAATCGCCACCATGACTGCACGATTCAATCCCGATATTAGTTACATGAAAAAAGTAAAGGATGTTTGGTTTGATAACGCCACAATGAAGTTTGCAAACGGATCAGGACTATTCTCCCCATCGGAACGCAGCACAATTGAAAACTCTATTGCTAGTCTTACCAAGACTGCTGCTGACTTGCGTGTTGTCTTGAACGGCATTGGCAAGAACGAGGGAGTAAAGATAGAAATCAAGACCTACATCAACGGATTGGTGCGTGGAGGAGTTGCTACTTCTCATGCTGATGTGAATCAACTCCTGCAATTCATGCTTGACCGCGCACAAGGCAAACGCAAAGTAGCAAGCACAAAAACTACTCCATCTATTGATTGGGTTCGCAACAACAGAAACCAACTTGCTCGTGTTTTTGCACTACATAATGCACTGGCTCAGTTGAAACTCACAATTGTTCAGAAGATGGCTTCCATGCAAACAGGCGTAGGAACCTTTATCAAGGACAAGAGCGGATATCGAGTTACTACTCCTGAAGGATTTGTTGCAATCGACCGCTTGAGCAACAATGCAGTTAAATTGGTAGACCGATTGGATTTTTCACGCAGCAATCTGACCACAGAAAAGACTTGGAATAAACCTTGACTGGCAGTTGGTGTCTGGTGTAACAATAAAGAGGTGATCACAGTGGAAAAAAAAGTTCGGGATATTGTTAAACCCAAGACTAAAGGCAAGTCTATCGTTGTTGCCTTTGGTCGCTTTCAACCCCCCACATCAGGTCACCAACTGCTAGTCGATAAGGTCATTAGCACGGCAAAGAGTTTGGGCGCAGAGTACGCTATGTTCAGCAGTCGCACAAACGACCCCAAGAAGAACCCACTCACCCCCCGACAGAAATTCAAGTACCTGAAGCGGTTCTTTCCTGACGCAAACTTCAAGGACTTGAATACAATCAAGAACCCTGTGGAGATGCTGTACTGGCTTGCCGAAAAGGGATACGATCATGTACACCTTGTGGGCGGAGAAGATCGTCAAGGAAGTTACGAGGCTTTCAAAGACCTGATGAGTTCCACTCGCAGGAAAGACCGCCTTAAACTAAAGAGCCTGACGATTGTTGGTGCAGGAAAACGAGACGAGAACGCAACAGGTGTGCAGGGCATGAGCGCGTCCAAACTTCGTGCTGCTGCTGCCGCAAACGACTTCAAGACTTTCAAGAGCGGAATGCCCCGACAGGCTAATTCCTCTGATGTAAAGGATTTGTACCAAGACCTACAACGGGGTATGAAAACGATGATTAAAGAAGGCATTAACTACACAGATATTTACCGTGCCGCCGCAGAGCGACTGCTTGAGAGCGACAAGAAAAAGCGAAGAGCCGATACTCCTGGTCAAACAGGGGGATTCTCCAAGCACAATAAAATATTTCCCACGCCTCCATGTAAAATGGACGAAGACCTTTCGCGGTGGTTCAAAGAGAAGTGGGTGGACATTGGCGGCAAGAAAGACCCCAAGACAGGGGAATACCCCCCATGTGGTCGATCCGACACCTCCAAGGGTAAATACCCTAAATGCCGTCCTGCAAACAAAGTAAGCAGCAAGACTCCTGAGACGGTGGGAGAGATGACTCCCAAAGAGAGAAAACGCGCTGTAATTCAAAAAAGACGAGTTGAACCAGAAACACAACAAAGCGGAAAAGGAAACGCCCCCCGCATGACTAGCCACTTGAAATCGTCTAAATAAAGAAAAGGGAGACTCTACTATGGACGGAATCGGACACGATAGCGGAATCACATCGAAACTCAACACCTTGCTGCGGCTTGGTCTTGTTTCCAAGAACAACATTCGCCGTGCAGCGGTTCTGTTTCAGGATCCCGACAAGGCAATGAAGAATCCCGCATACCGTATGCTTATGCAGGAAATTCTTGTCGATGTGGTGGATCGTGTTCTGAATAACCGCAACCTGTACACCGCTCTCCGCACTAGTCTGTCCAAGGAATCAAACATCACCACCGAAAGTGTTGAAGGCGAACGCACAAAGACCCTGCTTCGTAGTGGTCTTGTAAAGAAGAAGGATGTAATCGTGGCTCGCCGCGCTCTGCAATCTCCTGAGACAGCCGTCAAGATGGGTGCATCCAAAGTGTATCGCGATCTTATGATCGACATGATGGACTCAATGGTAAAGAAGATTACAGGATCACCTGTTCTGTTCAACGCTTTCCGCAAGACTCTTGGTGGAGAAACCGTTGAGGAGTCATTCGAAACACCAAACACCGAAAGCATGGATGAGTTTGGTTTGGTTGAAGCCGCACAGGAACTAATGGAAAAGAACAAGCCAACAAATCCTGAACTGTGGTCACAAGCGAAGTCCAAGGCTCGTAGCAAGTTTGATGTGTACCCTTCTGCCTACGCCAACGGTTGGGCTGTTAAGTGGTACAACGAACAAGGCGGCGGTTGGAAAAGTGTGAGCGAAGGCAAAACCTTTTTTGATCTTCAGAGTGAACTCAACGAGTACATGACCACCATGAACCGCAAGAGTCCAAAGGAAAATGCTACTGCGCGAGAGAAGGCTCGTAAACTGCGCGATGAAATGGAATCCGAAAAGTTGCCAAAGCCAAAGCCAGTGAAAGAAGCCAGTGAGGTTACTGAAATCTATAGAATTACTCCTGCAAGAAGAGCCGCGTTGGACAAAATTAAGAGTAAAGCAACAAGTGATGCCAATCGTGTTACTGATGAAGATGATTATTCAAGTAAAGGACTTAGGGATTCTAAGATCGCACACGCAAGAATGAGAAGAGTTGACTTAATTAAAATGATGGGTAAACCATCAGACAAAAGAACCGCTGAAGAACATCCAGATTTGAAATACAACCCAAAAAATAGTACTTCAAATCAACTCAAGGATCGAGAATTAAAAGCCGATTTGAAACACGCGAGAAAAATAGAAAGACCTATCGTCAAGAAGAAAGTGAATGAAGCCAGTGAGGTCACTGCAAAACTTCAGGGTCTGAAAGCAGACTACGCGAAACACGCAGAAGAACTTCGCAAGCCTATTCCACCTGCTCGTGGATCAACGAATCCAATGGCTCGTATGGGAAAAGGTAAAAAGATGGAGTGGGCAAAGGATCGGCGCACCAAAGACACCAAGACAAGTCAACGCCGCCGCTCAGGTGATGCAGACTACCGTTCAACCACAACAACAGACTAAACCATGATCAAGAAAAGCGGAAGCAAATTCGTAGTCACTGATTCTACAGGTTCCAAGATTCTAGGAACCCACCCATCCAAAGAGAAGGCACAGAAGCAACTGGCTGCCATCGAAATTTCAAAGGCAAAGCACATGAAAGAAACCAAGCAATTCAAAGCGTTCCGCAACACACTCAACGAGAGCGAATACAAGGAAACCCTTACAGGCTATCCTAATCGTTCGCTTGATACTGATGTTGGCGCATTCAAGTTCAACGCACAGTTCATTGCCAACGCCAATGCCATGCTTAATGCTCTTTCAAAGTACTCGTACTTGAATACCACCGATGCACTGGTGAAGATTCGTGCACGGCTCAATGTGCTGCTGCTTGACTTTCCGTGGACACCACGCGTGTGGTCAGGATACGCACAGGTTCCACCTTCGGCACCAGGAGAAAACAATGCTGTGGTTGGTGTGTTTACTCTTCCGCTGACACGCTTTGGTCGTGTTGATGGATACGATGCACTGACTGGCGGCATTCGCTTTGATGGTCGCGCTGGCAGTCAAGACGGATTCCAAGAGTTCACGCTTACCGTTAAGGTTGAATTGGGCGATGATTCCATGTACCGTGTAACCGCTTTTGTTTCACCAAAGGAAGAGCCTGTGATGGCTGAAGAAGGCGTGGAAGTGAAGGAAGGCGCAGAGCAGATTGACGAGTTGAGCAAGGCGACCAAGGACGCGTATGTTGCCAAGCGTGGATCACAACTGTCGTCCATGAAGTACGGTTCCGACAAGAACTACAATTCGCTCACGGGCAAAAAGCAAGCCAATGCTGTGAAGGGCATCAAGACGGCTATGGGTGTCAAGGAAGAACTCGTTGGCGGTCAGAAGAAACTTGATGCAAACAAGAACAAGCGTCTCGATTCACAAGACTTCAAACTGCTTCGATCAAAGAAGTCTGTAAAGGAAGAACTTGTTGGCGGTCAGAAGAAACTTGATGCAAACAAGAACAAGCGGCTTGACTCGCAAGACTTCAAGATGCTTCGCTCCAAGAAGTCTGTAAAGGAAGATGTAACCACAGAATTCACCACAGGTCTTCCAATCATGGATCCTGCTCTTGGATCAAACATTGCTGATCAAAGCGGCAAGGGAACCAAGCGCATCAAGAAGGTTGTGGATGAAGCCGCAAAGACCCCAAAGAAGACTATGAAGAAGCGGACTACACTACCAGGTGGAGCAGAACAAAGTGCTAAAAGTCATGCAATTAAAGACAGACTAAACAAGTACGGTATGCGCTGGTAAGCGAATACTTTTATCATGGACATTAATATATTGACCAAAGACAACTTCTCTCTCTATGCAATGGGAAACTACACCAATCCTGATTGCATGGGGATGGATGAATTCTTGGAAGATATTTCAAAAATCAAATATGTAAAGCGGTTGCTGAAGCGGTATAACCGCTGCGGCACTTTGCGAACCATTCTTCTCCTGAACCATATCATGGTGCTTGGGAATGTGTTTGGTCGTGCGGCAGCGTCTCGTATGCTGTTTCACAAATTGGAAGCGGACATCTACCCTGCACTCAAAACCGTTCTCATGTATTTGGAATACATAGATGAGCGGATGATTTTTGACGGCATCGTAGTCTCGGACATCCCAATGGACGGCAAACTAGCACAGATTCTGAGGCAATTGTAATGGCAAACTCACCGCAACTTCCATTCTTTGCACACAACAGCACCGTTAAGGCGTGGTGCCATACGGCTGTGTCTGGTACTGCTATAACCTCGTTTACCACCAACAAGTGGGATAATTTAATTTTTGTAGACGGATACAACCTTCGTTTGGATCCGTCTAACTATGCTGGTGGTAGTTCAATAGATGGTAGAGCACTCAAGTTTTCTTTTATTACTCCCATGCAGGACACCAAATATAAAATTTTTATACAGCCTGGAGTTTCGCGACCTGCACCTACTACAGTATATGCTCATGCACTAAACTCAACTCAATTTCCAAAACTAACCACTTCATTTTGGATACGAGTGGGTATTAGTACTCTAACTGGTCCAAATGGTAATAGAGTTCTTGCCGTACCATTCACCACACTCCAGTTTACGACAAATCAAATAAGGGTGGTGGTACTATGACTTCTTCTCGTTCGGCAGCACAAATTACTTCTTCTACTACTACTGTTCCCACCTGTGATGCGTGGATCAATATGCAGTACGACACGGACAAGGCTCCCACGGTGAACGATGGTTACGGTATTTTGGGAACCCATCGAGTAAGTGCAGGACTGTACGGGATTTCATTTTCCAATCCCGAACAGTTTGGTAGTGGCTCGTATGTTTCGATTTGTACACCCGAAATAGGTTACGATACAGAATACAGACCGCAGACCATAGAACCCGTAGCATTAGGAGTTATTACCGCCACTGGCAAGTCCGCAGGAATACGAGTAGTAAACTTTGAATACAAGGATGGATTTCATCCAAGTGGCGGAACTGCCAGTATAGGAGACTCAAGCCCACAGTATGCAGTTCGTTCTAATGTGGCAGTGTTTTCGTTTGCAACCGAAAGTGATTTGCGTATTCCAGAAGTTGGAAATTGGATACAAGACAGCAAATTTACTGCCTCTACTCCTAGCGAAGTACCAGGTCCAATAGGAATACCCACTTCAGTAAAGATTGTCCAAAGCATTGCTGCCCCCAACAATTCCTCTTTCTTTTCACTGCCAGTTGCTGTTACTCCTGCTTGGTTCGCAGGAAAACCGTGGACATTTAGCATTTTTATAAAGGGAGAGTTGGGTGGAGAGCAGATATTCATTAGAAATGCCACCAATGTCAAAACAATGATCACACTTACCAATACTTGGAAACGATATTCTGTCACTAGTAATGCTCCAGTTAATGCACTTACTCTGGTACCAATACAAATTGGGCTACAAGACAACACAGTGAGTGGATTGGGATTCATATCCACATCCACTTCTGCCACATACTATGTTCAGGCAGCACAACTAGAACCAGGAAGTCTAATGACGGAGTTTGTTACTACTCCACCTGGAGCACAACCAACTACTTATACTGGTACTAAAGGCAACCAAGACGCACGCAAGCGGCTTGTGCCTGGTGCGAGAGGCTTTGGCACGGTGGGGAACACCTACTCGTCTTCTCTGTTTAATAAAGCAGACAAGCGCAAGGCAGTGGCATACGGAACAATTGTGATTCCACCAAACAAAGGTAACAGCAGCACGGTAAGCGCGTACATTGAAAACGGATTCAATGTGAAAGGCGTATCGGCAGGAGCAAACTCCTTGTTTGATGTTTCGTTTGTGACTCCCATGACATCGAACACCTACTGCACCATACTCACGGGTGAGTACGAGTCCAACACCGAAACTAATCTTACTGCGGCAACTCCTGAGTTCTCCCTGTTGCTGATTCGAGCAGGACTAAACAACAAGTACAAAACTACTTCAGGATTCCGTGTTGAATCACTAAAGCAAAACCCTGCGGACAACTCGTGGACACAGCAGGGTGTAATCTACCAAAGCGGACTCACCGAGCGCATTCACTTCATGGTGTTTGGTGAAATGCTGCAAGGGCAGTCGTTCTACTTGAGCAATCCTACAATTAATTCTTTGAGTTCTCCTAGTACATCAGCCGACTATGCAGTGTGGAGTGCAAACTGGATTGATATTGATTACGGAAAGGCTCACACTGGTGTTGGATATGATCTTCCTGGTAATTTTGATAACTATCCACTTGCCAATTCACAATCTGCTGTAGCGGCAGGAATACTTTCGGCGGCTCCGCTTGTTATTCCATACGAATCCAGTGCTATAGAAAATAGTTTGCATAAACATCTGGGTGGGTCTGTTGTGTCTGATCGCTTAAAGTGGAGAATAATTGACCGCCTTAAAAATGTTCCTCCATCCAGACGGTGTTTATATCCACGATTCTTGCCAAATCTTATTCCTGTCATGAACAAAGACGGAAACTACGAACGAGCATATCATGCTGTGCATCAGTATTGGGCAAACACTACGGACGGAGTAAATTACGGATTGGGATGGACAGGCTACGGTTCCACTGCGGCAGCAACTACTGCGGTATTTGGTAGAACCATGAGTCCAGACGCACGAACAATTGCTCACGAATATGTTACATACAATAAGTTTGGAGCAGCCTCATCATTTCCTGGTATTACTCTGTACACAGGAATCACTCTGCAATCTGCACTTGCTGTTGACGACACAGGAATCACAGCATGGGGAGGAGTAGCAGGATTTACTCTGCAATTCAACGACACCATACACTTTACCTCCACAGAACGATTATATGTTGCTGCGGAAGGTGCAACAGCATTTGCTGGACAGTTCAAGCGAATTCCTCTAGTAAGCGCGTCAACATTTACAAAAAGTATAGGAGCAGGTTTTACAGTAGAGAGTGCTTTTGTAATACCAGGAGCAACCTTACTAAGCGGAAGAAAAATGCCTTCTCTGTTCTGTGATGAACAAGCCGCTTATCTTAAAAGTGTAATGGTAGATTTAGTAAACGGTATTTCTGCTGGAGTAATTGGAGATCGTACCGTAGGAAATATTGTACCAACACCAATCAATTACATTATTGATGATGCCGAAAATTCAGACTATCATACTCTGTATTACTTCGGAGTGGGTGATGGCGTTCCACGAAAGAGATGGACTAGAGCATCAGGATACACTGGCTACGGTGGTACATTCGGATACAATAATCCTGCTGCCAATCCAAATGGATTCACCCTGTCATTCCTGTACGATGATCTTGGAGTTTCCGCAGGGTACACAGGACCAATCAATGCAGTGGATCCCGATCTTCTGAGAGCACTGGCAAACGATCCTCGAATGACCACTTATAAGTTCCATCCGTCAGGAATAACCACGGATGCTTCTCATACATTCAATTCTCGTTTCATGGAGATATACAACGGACTCTTATCAACTTTTGGAAAATATAAAGGTGTAGGATCAACCGTGGGATCTGTTTCTGAAGCAATAGAAATTGCGTATGTTGCTGGTGCTTGTTTCGGTGGAGGCGGAAAATACAAAGACTCACGGCTTTCTGCTTCTGCAACCAATTACTTGCCTACTTCATACCTTGGTGGAGATTTAGGACAACTAAATCCTGAAAATATCTCTCAAATTTATGTTCAAATGGCATGGGATGGCACAATGCGAGAACTAACTGAGAGTGGACACTACAGAAATCTAGTGTACAACACCCTACGCGATATGGGACTGAGTGCAGGAAATTACTATAGACAGCACAGTACTATAGGAGACATTCTGTTTAATTCAAGTGGAAACTCCGATCCAACTTACAGTCCTCCTCCTGGTCCTAAAGATCTTATTTGCCCAAACTTCTACGCGTATGTTGGTTCTAAAGCAGACAGTGCAGGGGCTAATCCTGGAAAGTTGGCAGCGTATTACCCCAACCCAACAAACTTTTTACAAAAATATTTCTTCAATGGAAATTCGTATGATGGTAACCGAACAGGCTACGACTACACTCCCGTTAATGATACTGTGCGATTCTATCACAAAACAGGATTGGCAGGAGTATCAAAGTACGATTACGGAGTAACACTCTCACTTGGTGAGGGACGCTCTGCCGCAGCCGCTTTCTCTGCTACAGATACAGGAATTACTGCATGGAAGGGCTTTAGATATTCTCCTACCGATATTCTATGGGTAGGTGGAAGAGGAATTACGATTGCATCGTATGTAACGGCAGGAAATCTTGGTGTTGGTGGAAAGGTGTATATTCGTCTACACGGACCTATTGGTGTTTCAGGAGTAGAAGGAGCCGCCATTGAGGTGGAAGAAGCCCGAAACAACATGGGCTTCTTGGGATTCATGATCGAAATGAGAACTATACGAAGTGCACAACGAGCGTCTCCTGATTTGTGGAAGAGATTTACTCCGTGGATAACCACTCCGTATTGGACAGATGGTGGATTTGCCGATGATCGTAGATATTGGTGGGAACTGAATTATCATCTTATACTAGCAGGAGCAGGTCCTCTTGCTGTATGGTGTGATTCCACCTACGCTGCACTTTCTCCTGATCCTAGAGGAAAATTGGACGGCGATGCTAAATTGGTTCATACTGCATTGAACAATTGGAGAATTATATCAGGTAATAGTAAATGCGGTCCTCCGCGTATCATAGACTATCCACAACTAAATGATCAAGTGATTGTTTCGGGTGCTCCATTGCTATCTGGCGCAAACGCAGGACTGTACGCATGGAGACTCACGGTTCGTCCTGGTCTTATTGGAGAAAGAATCGTGTTGGCTCAAAGTGCTCGCTCAGATATTCCACTCACCATCACGATAGACGATATTGCTACTGACTATCATGGTGTGGCTCCAAACGGAGTAAGAGGAGCATGGCTACTCACCAAGTCCGCAGTTCCACCTGTTTACACCATCGTATAAAGGAAACCATGTCTACAATCAAAAAATTCTCAAAGTTTATTTCCGAAGAAATTCCACCCCCAATGGCATCGCCACCACCAACAAATACCGCAGGAGGCGGCAGCATTGCAGGTTTGCCTCCTGATATGCCGCCTGGCAACCCAAGACTCAAATCAAATATTGCTCGTAGGAAGAAGATGAAGCCTAAATAAACAGTAGTGCAGTTGTGCTATAGAAAGGCAGATTGAAATGATTAGTACCGAATTGATTTCATTGGTTGGAGGAGCGGCTACAGGATTCTTGTTTCGTTACATGGCTCAGAAGAGTCAGGATCAAAAAGAAATCTTTGAGCGGCTTATTGCTGCCAACAAGCAGACCACAGAGAACCAAGACAAGGCAGCACAGCGTGTTCCTATGGATGTGGGTAGGGGCATTCGCCAACTCATTGTTCTTGCAGTGCTGTTTGCTACTATGCTGGCTCCGTTCATTCTGCCGTTCTTTGGTCTGCCCACATTCGTTGAAGTAGACGCTACCACACCCGAAGGGCTGTTTGGACTTATTCCGCAATCAACCCGCAAGTATTTTGTTGAGATCAACGGATTCTTGTTTGCGTCTGAAACTCGTCAAATCTTGGTGAGCATTGTAGGCTTCTACTTTGGTTCAGCCGCTGCTTCAAACAAGTCTTAAAGGAGAAGCCATGTCTAAACTAAACTATATTCTTTGTTTGCTCTTCCTTGCGGGATGCAACACCTCCCCCATTATTATTCCTGATACCACATCAGACAGTCCTGTCATGCTGAAACTCAAGCACGACATCCTGAGCGGCGACAAGATTGTCGGCAATTGGGGATGGATACTGTGGTATCTTCCCATTGTGTTCTTGGTTGTGGCGTGGGCGTGGAAGGAATTCTTTGGTCGCAAGCGAGACAACGCTGCCCCCAAAACTCCAAAGGCTGCTCCCGTATCAACTCCCAACACCGTAGACCTGCCGACTCCTTAATCGGTTTCGCAGCGTAATTCTTCGGGAAGCGATTCAAACATTCGCTTGCAGATGTAGTACGAGTCAACAATATCCGAAACAGGACTCACTGAGTCTGCTCGTTTTGGTGTCAGCACCGACTTTAGATTAACTCCTGTTTCATGCGAGAACGCCGCGTACATGGCGTTCTTGTCTGCATTGCCCTTGCCTGTGGCGAACTTCTTTATTTCGGTGGGAGGAATCACCGTAACAGGAATGCTTAACAGGTACAGTTTATATTTTAAGATGCCTGTGTTCTCGGCAATCTGAAACACCCTGCCACTAGCGGAGTACGCGTAGCCTTCAAGAGCCACATGGGAGCAGCCCATTACAATGTCCACAGCCCAATCTGCAATGCTTTCGTAGCGGTGTTCGTCTGAGTTCCAATCACTCAGCCGCTCACCAAACACATTCATGCAACGAATTTCCGATTGCCGCTTGTTCTCAGTAAGGAAAAAAAATGAGCATCCACTGTATGAAAATTTCCCCGTGGCGTTCGACTTGAACAGGCACACGGCTGGTCCACACAATGAGTAATCTATTCCCGCTAGTATCATGTAAGTATTTATGGTGCAATACTAGAAACCTACTGCGCGAGCCAGTAAAACACCAACTAAAAAACTGCAAGCACCAAGAAGCACACGCTGAATTTGGGTGAGTTTCATTTGCCCTTCTGTTCTGCGATCCAATCGCTTACGAGATCCAAACGAGTTGCGGAATTTTCGTACAAGTGACCGTTGAATATAGTAAATGAAGACACAATCCCTACAAGTACTCCGTTGGCATCTATGACTGCACCACCTGAGTCACCAAACCAAACGGTGCCCTCAAAGGGAATAAACTTAAAGTATGTGGGGTCTTCCACCACCGTTCCAAAGTAGTGGAATGTGTTGGGATTGCTTCTACGCTTAATGCCCCCACCAAATCCTATAACGGTGAGTGGTTCGGTACGAGTGAAATAATGGGGTGCTGTCACCACCCGAAGGGGTTGAACACCGCACGGTTCCTCTAGCCACGCCACTGCCACATCGTACAGCATGGTGTCACCAATTTTATAAAACGGATGGGTGGTGTGTTTAATTATTCTGTAGCAGTGGTTGCCAGTGGAGAACCACGCTGCCCCCGTATCGTCTAGGCAGTGTCCTGCTGTAAGGATTTCATCGGGAGCAATGAGAACGGCACTACCTATTACCTCCCCGTTCTCGCCCTCTAGATGCCCCACAGCGGCTTCCTCGTCTGCCGCCAACGGCGAGAAACCCCTCATGAAGAACTGAGTCTCCACAGGGGCTTCTGCCATTGGATCGACTGCCCCGCTCTTCGGCGGCTCCACGCTCTTCGGCGCAGCGGCAGTTATATCTTGAACACAGGCTTGCAGCAAGACGAGTGCTAGAGCCATCAGAAGAGATTGGACTACGCGCCTCTTCATACTATTATTTAGAAGAGGCTGTCGAGTAAAAATGTCTAGATTTTTTAATTAGTCAAATCTACTACTTCACACGAGCCAGCACTACACGCAAAGGTTTGTGTGCCCTTGGTAGTGTCTTCCTTCTCGTACTTCGTCAACTCGCTCCAGTCAATAGACAGGGGCAGTTTTGCTGCTGCTGCTTCGTACTCTTCTTTTGTACAGTCCTGATACGGAGCCTGAACATAGGAGTGATCGGAGTGGGGCAAGAAACTCACACCTGACACTTCATCAAAGTGATCGTACACCCACGCACCCACCGCCATCCACTCGTACTCCTTGACAGTCACGGTGATGGACGGCTTGTGTTCACAGAAGTGCCGCTGATAGGTGAGCCACAACTCTAGATGAGCAATAGCAGTCAAGTCTGTGCGCGTGACAGATCCCACTGCCTTCTGCGGAAACGAGAACACCATTGTGTGATCAGGGCGCATGGCACACGGTTCAGCAGGGAATCCCTTGTCAATCATAAACTGACACATGGGATCCTTGCGATCTGCACGAACAGTACGAATGTAGTACTCGTTGTGACGAGCGTGAATACCGCTTGCGGAATCAGTTAACTGAGACACCGTTCCACTAGGCTTCACGCAAGTAATCGCAGCAGCAGGATTAATACCAATCTTCTTTGCCCACTCCTTGTTCGTTTCAACAGCAGTGGCACGAAGACCAGCAAGCAGTCTTTCCAATTCAGCACCCTGATCACGCATGAGTTTGTTGTCAAGAATGCCTGTGAGTGAAACACCAAGCAAGCACTCTTCTTCGCAGTTCTTCTTCCACTCACTTGACAGGTACGGGAAATTCGTGAGCGAGGCTTGCCATGTGCCAAGAATGGTGGCAAGACGAATCTTGCGCTTTAGAGTTTCGGGGGTATCGTCTGCACGAACAATGACTTCGCTCAGATTGCAGAACTCCTTGTCACGCAGAATAATCTCGGAGCAGGGGTTCGTACCAAACTCGTAAGTGGCATCACGGCGATCACCAAGTTTCTCCACAGTTTTCTGTGCAGCCTGACGATTAAAGATGCCCCGTTCTCCGCTCTTGGACTTGTAGAGTGACAGCCACTCTTCCATGAACACGCCAATCTCTGGCTTCTCTTTGTATGAAACCGAATTGTTTGCTAACGCTCGCTGTGGGTTTTCCAACCACCACTGCCCCACTTTAGCATCACGCATTCGCTCATCGGTGAGGTTCGAGAGAGAGATAAGAGCAGATCTACGCACTCCGCCGACCACGACAATTTCCGCAATCTTACAGATAATGTCGTGGCATTCGATAGATGTGAGTTTTCTGCCAGCACTCTTCTTAAAAGTACTGACGGTAAATCGGAAGAGGTCTTCCAGTGGTTGCGGTCCACTTGCGCGTCCACCGAAAGTTTTGAGACGCGCACCAAGAGGACGAATTTTAGAGGTGTCCCATCGGGGGATTTGACCTCCAATAAGTAGGGACACCAACTCGCGGTAGGCTTTTGCCCAACCTTCTTTGGAGTCTTTGACCACAATGAGCGTATCGCTTTGTGTAAACTCTTCAGCAATTGTAGGAAGTTTTTCAACATACTGCCTTTCTACACTAAAGCCAACTCCTGTGCCACACATGAGAACATACAGAATCTCATCAAAGGCACGAACCTTGTTTACGGCAACATACGAGCAGTTGTATCCTGCCGTGTTGTCACGCTTCAGTGCTTCTCCTGCGGTCATTAGTGAACGCATAGAAGGCATTACTTCTAAATTTAAAACTGCATCACGCAACTCATCGCGTATAGTCTTATTTAGTTTTACACCCTTTTCCGCAAAGTGTTCATCAAAGAAGCGGAAATAGCGGTCAACTGTTTCCTCCCATGACTCACGCCGTCCTTCGGTGTCAAGCCAACGAGAATAGCGTGAAAGGTGAATGAAAGATTGGTACAGCGTGGGAAGTGATTTCATAGCGAACTCCTGTGTTGATTAGGTAGAGTATGTAGAGCAAATCATAACAAAAAGAGGGGCTTTCGCCCCTCTAAAGTATTCGGATGATTATTTGGTTTAGCCTCTGCCACCAGTGATAACTTGGTATGCAACGCTTGCCAAAATTGTTCCTGTAGAACTATTTGAACGCAAGGATAAAGTTCCAGTACCTACAACGGATCCCTTCATACCAATATGAATATACTCTCCATTGTTGATTTTTAATTCAATAGGAGTAGCAAACGCATTTGTTCCTGTAATCACAAAAAAAGGATTTGCTGATGTGCTTGTAGTTTCTATTTGAACTGTAATGTTAGCATTCGTTGTTGTTACGAAAAATCTTTCACGCTTGTTTATGTTACCCATGAGAACATACCCCATCGTACCGTAATTGCCTACGCCTCTGCTCAAATTCCCAAGAGTACTGGTCAGCCTCGGAGTAAGAATAGAGGAGTGAAAACCTATCTTTGATGGAAACATTAGAAATTCAGACCTCCAACAAATCCAAGCCAAGTAGTTCCACCATCATATGTCAGGAAGTTAAGAATATCTGTTTTGTTTGCAGTATTTGTTAGCGTTGGTGCAGATCCGCCAGACCACTTCACAGTTTTGGCTACTCCCGATACTTGTACAGAGAATGTTCCCGAAGTAAGTCCGTAAGGAGTTGCACCGTGCAGGAATATTAGAGTTGCGGATGTGCATTGTGTTGAGGTGGTGTTTATATTAGTAAAATTAACGGTGTTGACCACCGCACTAGGAACAAACTTCTGTGTGTTTCCTAAAGTAGCATCGAATGTTATGGTGTTTGTTGCCTGTGAAGCAGTGGCACCCGCTTCGGAGTATCCCCCATTCATATCAAGACGACCATTGAAATCTCCATTACCAAAATTAGTAAGAGAAGAATTATTACCGTCTAAGTATCCAGCAGCAGCATTATAGAGTATGGCATATCCACTGTCTACAGTATTAGGATCACCAATTATTACATCCCCATATGGGTTTGAAATATATAGAGTAGATGTACCGTCTCTTATAAACATAAAAGTAGAGTTGCCATTACTATCGAAGTCACCAAAAGCAACTCTACCACTTGCTGCGTTAGCAATATTTATTTGATTTCCTATGGCTTGTATATTATCAGTATACAATGTACTTTGAGCTGTCACATTACCTGAGAATGTTGCACCAACACCAGTAATATTGCCAATGGCATCAATCACAGCAGTTCCAGTGATTCCTGTTGAGTATCCACCTACGGCATTAAATCTTTGTATAGCCATTATTATTCCTCGGTGTTAGCACCATAGGATCCTTTTATAAGAGTAGCATAAGTATTAAATACCGTTGTGAATCCACCAGTTGGTGTTGCGTAGATGATTACATCAAGACCAGATAATTCCGCAGTGTATGTTGCTAAATTTCCAGCAGTATTAACATTTCCATATTCTGTGTGGTTTATGCTTCCACCAGCATTACTAACAACTAACATTTTTGTAATTTGTGAATTAGAATTAGTACCAGTAACATAAAAGTTAGCAGTAATAATTAAGTCAGCAAAAAATGTGTCTGCAACATATATGGTGCCGGTAGCAGAAGTATATCTAAAAATCTCTTGTTTTGCTGTAGTGGTTGTCGTTTTGGAACCAGTTTTAACATAAGAATTAGATCCAATGTTCAATCTAGCACCTGCTGTTGCACCCATTACACCTACTGTACTAGCAGCATTACCAATATTTACAGTAGTTGCATTGGTGTTGTAAAGTGTTGCAGTGGCACTTGTAGTAGTAATATCACCACCCTGAACAGCAATGTCACCTGCAAGAGTCACACCACCAGCAGCACTAATCCCCGCCGAGAATGATTGTAGCGCAGTAAATGTTTGTGCAATACCAAGACCAGCAATAGTCGTTGAAGTCGTGGGAAAGGTAACGGTGGCAGAACCCGAACCTGCAATGGTTACATCTCCACCAGTAATACCCAGTTTTCTAACTGTAGTACCACCTGAGATGTCAAATCCATCTGCATTGTTCGTAATATCAAGATTGACTGATGATTGCTTTGCCATATGTACTACCTATATTTATAGTCCGTATCGACCACGAAGGGCGTTGAAGTTTTGTGTGATTTCACCATCACTCAATCCTCTATTATAGACAATAAATCCACCAAGTTTAGCATTCCAGGAAGAACTATTGCCACCATATTCGTTACTACTTCCCAAATCAACAGCAGTAGAGGAAAGATTTATATCAGTAGCAGCAGCAGTATTTGTGACTAAAGTGGTTCCATTTTTACTAATAGACCTTGTAGAACTACTAGTAAATCTCCTAAAAGTCCAAATATTCCAAGTTTGAGAACCACCACTTGCTACATTTGTTCTTGTATCACTTCCGCAACAACCAGCCTGGTCAAAATAAACAACATCATCAGACCAAGTGCAGTGTGTAAAAATTCCTCTACCAGTAGTAGAAGTATAAAACTTAAATGCGGAAGAAACAGCGAGTGCATTTTGCTCACAAATGAGAAATATCGTATATCCACTTGTGTTAGTTATACCAAATGAATCTGATGCTGGTCCTGTACATCTATTTCCTAGTGTTGAAAAATAAGGTCTTGAACCACTTGTAAAAGTAGGTGAAGATACCCAAGTAAAGTTTTTTCCATTGCCACTCAAGTCTGTCCAAGTAGTTCCCGATCCAGGATAACTTGCAGCATTTCCTGCATCAAGATGCAAGGCTAAACCAGATGAGACAATGCTATTGTTGCTAATGGTACTCACACCCGTCATTGAAGATAGTCCTGTAAAGACACTCATGCGATTGTTATATTTCCTACTGAACTAACAACATTCCATTCATTGTCTGCAACACAGCAAATCAATTCAACAGAATCTCTTGCCAAGGTACTTTGAATGTACCCACCAGTACCTACTGTGGTATCAGTTTTTCCGAAGTGAATTACTTCAGATGCATTTTGTGCAATCTTCCATAATCCGGCGTTCATTCCACTCACACGAATAACAGAACCAACGGCTGCTGTAGTTGGCAGAGTAATAGTAAGAAGCGTTCCTTTGTTGGCAAAATATCCTTTATTGATTACTGCGGTTTGATCTGCAGTAATGACTGACCAAGGAACAGCATCGGCAAGAACAGCACCTGTGAGTCCGTTGAATGATGCAACACCACCGTCAGTATTTGTTAATAAAGCATTTCCGCCAGTGATTCCGATAAAAAGTTTTTTGTTTGTAGTATCGTATGCAAGTTCTCCGAATGTTAATCCGGAGGGAGTACCTGCACCTTTTTTTATCTTAATAGTCGTCATTTAACTCACTTTATTTACATGATAAACATCAATGTATTTTATTTAGAATGTATCGCCATCCAACTTTTCATTCTTTTTTTTCTTGTCTAACTTATTTAGTAGGATATTATACTTCTCTGTAAGATCAGCATTCTTTGCTCTCTCAATTAACAAATTTGCCTCTAATATTAGATTAGTATTTGTTAAGTCTCTAAATTTATTCTGTAACAAAGGAATAACTATAGTCTCATTATAATTTGGTTCACTCATACTTTTCCTTTAGAAAGATCCACCATCGATTAAGGTTGCAGAGAGTTCTCCAGATGTAACATCATATGTTAGTGCAGTTGCTGGAG